TGGGTTCTCCTTCAGGGTTGCCCCGGAGGACGTTCAGGGCGCTCATGAGGCAGATGATCTGGCGGCGGCAGTCCTCCAGGCTGGTGTGGACGGCTTGCGTGCCTTCCGGCTTCGACCAGCCCCGCTCCTTCGCCAGGTCATACACGGTGCGGGTATCCCGGGCCATGGAGTATCCCCACGGGATCGGGATGCCCACCCGGCGATAGTAACCCTCAAGAATGGCGACGTCAAAGGACGGCCCCTGGGCCCAGACCCGCTTCAGGTCCGGGTACTTGCCCAACCAGCGGGCGAGGTCGGTCAGCGCGGAGCGCATCGCCTTCGGCGGGCGCTTGGGCTGGAGTCCGCCCTGGTCCCGCCAGAACGGGACCGTGGAGGCATCGACCTCGCCGCCCAGCAGCAGGGCGCTGTGGAGGTCCACGTCCACCTCGAACAGGTCCGGCTTCGCCAATCCGGTTCGGCTGTTGAACGGGATCGCCCCGACCTGGATGACCCCGGCGTTGGGGCCGGTCGCCATCGTCTCCAGGTCGATCATCACGCTGTCCATCGTGTTGTCGTCACTCATGTCACTTCTCCTTCTTCAGTTTGATCTCATTGAATCGTACAAACTCTTGCCACACGGGGCATTCCTGGACCGACTCGCCGCCCTCCACCACTTCGCAGTAGGGCACGGCCTCCGTCTGGTTGAGGCAGTTACAGTGGCGGCAGTCGCCGGTCCCATAGTGCGACTCCCACTGCTCCACGGCGATGAAGTAGCCCGAGCAGCGACCGCCTCCGAAGCGGTGCGGGAACCGATAGGCCCCGCAGGTGCAGACGTACTCCCCGCGGCGGGGTTTCCGGCGGGCCATCAGCGGAATTGATAGGGGTCGCGGTGGGGTTCGCCCAGGTCAAGGCGCGGTCCGCGGCGATCCGGTCCGCTGATGTAGCTGACCCCGACCTGTCCGACCCGCTCATGGACCTCGTTGCGCACTCCCGGCAGCGGCGGTTCGCCTTCCGTCACGCGGTCGATGTACCCTTGGGCACGGGCCAGGTTCAGCTCCGACCGGCGGCGGGCGTCCCGCTCCGCCTCCAGCTCCTTGCGGAACACCTCCCGCTCCTTGTCCAGCGACCGGCGGGCCTCGTTGCGCTCGCCTTCGAGGCGTCCGGCGATCCCCTCCAGCTCCGCGATCCGGGCCGCGGCCTTGTCCAGAGCGGCTTGGAGGTTCGAGGCGACGATGTCCCGGGCCTTGAGCTGGTGGTCCAGCCATTCGCGGAAGGTCGCCCCGAGGACGGAGGGCTGACCGTCCGCTCCGTCGCCGCGGTTGTACAGCATCATGGCGAAGTTGCCGATGTCCACGGGGTCGCCCTTCTCCAGGTGATCCAGCAGCATCACCGCGAGCGTGTCCAGTTGACACTGGTCGGGGTCGTGCCAACCGCCCCGGCCCTCCGCCCGCTTTTTCTCCAGCTTGCGGCGCATCGCGTCCGCGAAGTCAGCCACGCCTTGGTTGTCGATGAACTCAGCAGCGGCGTCCGTCATGTCGATATGTTCCATGTTTGTTCTCCGTTTCTGTCAGGTTGTCAATCTTCGTCAGGCAGTCGCCATTCGTCCTTCTTCACCTTCTTCATCTTCGCCTTGCCCAACCAGTTCGAGGAGGCGAGGTGGAGGGCGTAGTCATGACACACCACCTGCCCGTCGATCAGGCCGAAGTTCTCCGGCTTCAGGTCGGTGAAGAAGTCGGGCAGCTCCTTCGGCAGTTCGCCATGGGGCAGGGGTCGCGTCCGCTCCTGGATCAGGACGATACCACAGGGGCTGATGCGGCGACACGGGGCGAACCAGCGCGCCCAGGGGGTGAATTGGACCTCGTGCCACATCTGCCATTCCGCGACATTCTGGAAGGACTGCGCGGTGGTTTCGACCTTAGCCACAAGGGCGGTTTGTCCGTGGAGGGCGTACACCTGGCGGGCGACTCCGAACCCCAGGCGGTCGCCCAAGAAGGTCCTGATGAAGTCGTTTTTCACCACGCTGCCCCACTGTTCATGATTAAGTTCCAAGGGGTGTTTCTCCGGTAGGGGTTGTTGGTCGAAGCCCGGGGCCATCATCCCGGGCCAGGTGATCGGTCCCGACTCCGGCGGCGGGGCGGCGGGCGTCCGCCTGAACAGGCTCCGCAGCCAGCTCAGAACTCGCTCATGATCCATATTCTCACTCCTTCGGTCCTGCTCATCTTGAATCGGAGGTTCTTGGCCTCCTGACAGGCGCGGGCGTAGCCCGTCACCTTCTTGGTTTGAAGGGAACCTCCCGGAACGATCCAGCACAGCTCCCAGCTCCGGTCCTCCTTCAAGTTCCGGCCCTCATCCTGTCCACCGTCTCCTTGCCCAGGACCCGCTCCAGCTCCTCCCAGGAGGTCGCCCGCGAGCCGTCGCCGGTCGGGATGCCTTGGGCCGTCTCGCGCTGGTCCACGATAGCCTCCACGATAGCCTGGCGGAACAGGGCGAAGGCGAGAAGGCGGAGGCCCCCGTGGATCGCCGCGTCAAGGTTCACCGGCGGCAACCGCTCCGCCTTGGGCTTGTACGTCCCGTTGGGGCGCTTGTTCGGGTCTTGGTTCATGGCGTCAGCCCTCCTTCACGCAGAGGTCGATGATCAGCAGGTTGAAGCGGTCCGGGTCGCGCTCCTCGCGGATCGCCTCCCAGTGCCCGCCTTCGATCCGGCGCAGCTCCAGGCGGTAGTCCCCGGGCTCGCCCAGGAAGGCGAGCTGGTGCGCTTCCCCGGTCCAGCTCGCGCGCTCCGGGTAGATGAGCTGGGTGGGCGAGTCCTTCACGATGTTCCCGCCCAGGCCCCGTCCGTGGAGTTCGCTCAGGAAGTCGCCGACGTAGGCTTCGACTTGGTCAAATGGTATCATGGTCAGTCCTCAAAGTGGCCTTGGGCCGTCTGGCGTTGAATCTCCGCGAAGTGGCGACGGAAGCGGGCCGCGCGGAACTGGAGTTGGTGGGCGACGGACGGGCCGCTGAGGACCTCATCCGCGGTGTGACGCCCATACACGCTGTCCAGGTAGTTGCGGACCTCCTCCGGCTTCGCGGAGGGTACGGCGGCGGCAATCGCCTCGAAGGCCACGGCCCAAGCCTTGCGCGCAGCCTCCTCGCCCTTCTTCGTGGCGTAGGTTCCGAAGAAGCCATGGCCTGGGTTGTTGGTCTCAATCATCAAGTGTCTCCGCGTTGATCAGGGTTTGTCATCATTCGGCTTCGGGAGGAGGGCGATCAGCGCCCAGCGTCTCCACCACGGGAGTTCCTTCAGCAGGAGCGGTCGCGGTCCCGGGATCGCCAAGGCCGGTGAGCCGAACCGATGCGCCAGCGTGTCGAAGTGGCGGCGCAGATCGGCTTCCAGGTAGTCCTCAACAAAATACTCCCGGCGCTGGACCCGGCACCGGACCCGCTCCGAGGCGAGGACGCCCCGGGCGATGTCCAGGAACTCCTCCCAGTCCGCGACCGGGAGGCGTTGCCGGTACTCCTCGAACAGAACGGCCAGGGCCGCTTCGTCCAGGTCTTTCACAGCTGACCTCCGTGGAGTTCTCCGAGGCGCTGATTCAGCCACGCGACCTCCCGCGGCAGCAGCTTCTCTTGGTGGTCCACGAGGTAGCGGAGGCGGCGCAGCTGCTCCTGGTTCTCGTTGGACAGCTTCGCCACGTTGGCTTCGAGGCGCTTCAGCTTCTCCGGTACGTCGCGGGCGAGTTCCGCCATCAGCCGGCACTCCTCCCCGAAGGCGCGGATGGCGTCCCGGGACGCGGCCACGGGGTCGATGTTGTCCCCGTAGTTGTTGCCCAGGTACTCCGCGCAAGCGGCTCCCGCCGTCCCGATCATCTGGAGGAGGTGCTGCTGGCTCGCGCACCGGCCCGGGTCGATGTCCGTGGAGGACTTCAGGCCGGGGCGCTTCTGGCTGTACACGAGGACCGTCACTTGGTACTTGCGCGGGTCCTCCGGGTTGCGCCCGAGGCGGGCTTGGATGCCCTGGATTGTTGTCGTCATGCGGGTTCTCCTTCGTTCAGGGGGTTTGCCTTCCAATAGGCGCGCAGCTCGCGGCCCAGGTAGATGTTCACGCCGTCCTGGCCCTCGAAGAAGCCCCCGGCCTGGAAGGTTGGCACCACAGCTCCTTCGGCTCCGGCGGCGACCCCCTCCGCGGATTGGGCCCAGTTCAGGGCGGCGTCCGCGGACTCGAAGCCACGGTCAGTGTAGAAGTGGCCCGAGTCGCTGAGGATGTAGAACTTGTCCAGCTCCATCTCAAGCCCGCTCCCCGGCTCCAGGAACGTCTCAACGTGCTGCATCTTCCCGGACGGGCTCCGGGTCCAGTTGCGGCGGCGGTTCACCCCCATCTTGTAGTCCACCACGGTCTGAAGGTCCACGTCCAGCTTCTCCGCGACCTGGGCGAGCATGATGAATACGTCCGCGCATTCCTTCTGGAGTTCCTGGACCAGCTCCGGGTCCATATCTTCGACCGGGACGGCGGCGACCGTGGCGAGGCCAGCGACCAGCTCCGCCACCTCCACGTTCATACGGGCGGCGACTTCCGCCGGGTGCTTCACTCCGAAGGTGTCGTCAGCCCAGCGGGTGATGGATTCTTGGGTTTCGTTGCTCATTTGGTTCTCCGAGGTTCGCAAACAGTACGGTTGCCCAGGGGTCGGGCGGGATCGTGCCAGCACTCCAGCCGCTCGAAGCGGGCCGGGTCCGGCTTCGCCCCGACCTCCGCCGGGAGGACCCGGGACGGAGGGGCGAGGCGTGGGGAATTGCTGCCGATCTGCGCACGCCGGACCGTCTCCTGGGCGTTATACAGGGGGCGGTCCTCCGGTGCCGCCTGCGTGGCGAGGGGCAGCAGGGCGAGGACGAAGATCAGCAGCGGTTTCATAGTCGGGCTCCTCAGTGCTTCGAGGCGGTCATGGACTGGAGCAGGTCGCCCAGGGAGGGGCGGGCGTCCTCCGCCTCGCGCTTGCTCAGGAAGGCGCAGCCGTGGTCGTCCAGATAGCTCGCGTCCAGCTCCCACTCCCCCAGCTCCTCCATCGGGAGGTCCGCGGCGTTCATGAGCACCGGCCAGGCCCGGCTCATCTGCTCCTGGGCGTCCCGCCCGAGTTCGTTCAACCGCTCCTGAAACTCGCGTTCCAGCTCCGCCTTCTGGGCGTGGGCTTGTTGGTGGATGCCGTGGACGGCCCGGGCGGCGGTCAGGGCGTCTCCGGTGAGACGGATGGTGGTCTTGCGGCTCATAGCGGTTCTCCGGTGATCTGTTCGCCCAAGGACACGATGGTGTCCATCAGGAAGTTCTGCATGGTGCGGGTTTCATCGTACAGCTGGTGGCGGAGGTGGATGAACTCCTCAATCAGCGTCCCGGCCAGCATCTTGGTCCCCATCATCAAGGTGCGCTTGCTGATGTAGATTTTGCCCTCATGAGCCCGGCCCAGGACCTCCTCGCCCAGGAACTCGCTGACAATGATCGGATACTCCTGGACGGCGAAGCCCAGCCGCTCGCAGAAGCCCGCGGCCTTCTCCAGCCGGGTCCGTTCCAGCTCGCTCAGGCGCATCGGGGTCGCCTCCTCGTGGAGCTGGTCCATGATCCAGACCTGCGAAGCCTTCAGCGCGGAGCGGGACAGCGAGGAGTCGAAGCTGCGGGCGAGTTCGGAGACGGTCGCCAGGAAGGGCTTGGACGGCTCCACGCCCTCGAACTCCAGCGCATGCTCGAAGGTCGCCTTGGGCGCGGTGACGGCTTTCTTGATCAGGGGAGCCTGTTGGGACTCGCAGAGCCCGCGACGGACGGCGGAGCTGATGTCCCAGGACCACTTGATGGTCCGATCCTCCGTCAGGTCCACCTTCTTCTGGATGTTGTAGGTGAACTGCGAGGGGTTGTCCAGCCGGTAGGCTCGCACGCCCCGGTAGTACACGAAGTGAGACGGGCCGGGATGGATGTGGACGGCCTCGTGGCGCTCCAGAGGCTCGCTGGACAGGATGATGTCGGAGCGGGAGGCCCAGACATCCAGGAACTTCTCGCCCTGGACCACAATCACGGTTTCGTCCGCGGCGACTTCCGGGACCTCGCTGGCCTCGAACACTTCGCCCCGTTCGTCCATCGTGTTGCAATACAGCTCGCGGAAGGCTTGCCACACTTCCCAGGTCTTGCCGACCTCCGTGGTGAAGCCCAGACGGCGGTTGTTCATCGTGACCACGTTGAAGTCATCGACCCGGACGCGATCCCGCTTGATGCCGAACTCCAGCTTGCGCTTCCCGGCGTGAATGGTGATGTCGCAGCCCTCGCGGAGGAGGATGGCGATGGCGTACTTGAGGCCGGTCCCGAAGAAGCCGATGGCCCCGGGGTTCTCCTTCGAGCTGACCCCGAAGGTGGTGATGGACTTGGGGTCGATGACGCCCTTGTTGCGGAAGATGATCACGTTGTGACTCCTTTTCTCAGGATTGTTGAAACAGAATCTTACTCCACCCACACTCGCTCATAGCGGTCCGGGAGGGCTCCACACGATCCGGTGGAGCCGTCCGCGTTCACCACGCGCACACACTCCCGGGTCAGGTAGCTGATATGAACCTCCGGGCGGTCCAGATAGTCCGCAAAGGCCCCCGCCAGGCCCCAGAGCAGCAGGACGGCGAAGGCGAGCGGAGCCAACCAGCGGGCGTGGTCACACAACCTCGTCAGCGTCCCACGCATAGCCCCGAAGGCGATTGACTTCAAACTCGAATCGCAACGGGCTTCGCACAGCAAGTCCTCGTGCGACTTCTTGCGGTTTTGCGCCGCGCGGGATTGGGTGCCCGTGTATGCGGCGGAAGGCTTCTTGTAGTTCATGATGGGTCAGCTCCTTTCCAATCTCGAATCGCGGCGTCAGTATCTGGGGTTGGTTCATTTCTCAACTCGTGTGAAGAAGTATAGTGGGTCAGTCCGAAGAAGTAAAGCGGTTCAGGTCAATTCCAGCGCACGGCGGATTTCCCGCCGGACCTGAAGGCGGGCGTTGAGGGCCGCGCGGTGGTCGGAGGAAGTCCGCGAGCACGTCACCATCAGGGGCTTCCCCATCACGGTGAAGCGGACCTTGTAGTGTCTCCGGCCCTGCTCCACCGTGTAGGCGATCCCCGCCCCCTCCAGCTCCCGCTTCGTTGCTTCCAGCGTGTCGCTCATCGCGGCGTCCTCAGAACGGGGGCTTGTCCGACTTCGGGCCGTCCTTCAGAGGCTCCTGGGTCGGTTCGACCTTGGGCCACTCGAACGGGCCGCCAAAGTTCTTGTCCCAGTGCGCCCGGACCTGCTCCAGCGGGGGGAGGTGGTACATGTACACGCGCTTCTTGATCATCACCTCGAAGCCGTGTTCATTGGTCCATGGAATCTCCGCCATTTCCTGCTTCGACTGCGGCCAGCCGTCCGGGAAGGCCCGGGCAAGCCACTTGCCGAAGCCGGTGCGGCTCATGCGGAAGTTCCGGCCCTGGTCGCGGAGGTCGTTCACGTAGTCGTCATACAAGCTGTCCTTCACCACCTTGTTCCGCCAGTCCTGGTCGGTCTTGAGCAACCGGCCCTCCCACAGCTTCTCATACATCCACTGGGTTTCCGGCGACATGCTCATGATCTTCTGGTCCTGCAGCGCCCGGGTCTGGGGGACCTGGCGAACCTCGAAGGCGCTCAGGTCATAGGTCAGGAGGAAGTGGAGCAGGTGCTCAAGTCCTCCGTTGTCCAGATCGTCCTTGATGCGCTTGAAATAGGCGTGGTCCTGCTTGTGGCCCTCGCCCACCTCCATGACGAAGAACCGGCGTTCATCCAGACCCGCGGGCACCACCCAATCTTCGTTCGAGGCGAGGACCAGGTGGACATAGTTCGGGGCCGCTTCCGCATCCACGCCCTTGCCCTCGATCACCAGGTGTTCTTCGGTCACGAGGGTTTTGAGCACGCTTTCGTGCTTCTTGTCCCCGGCGAAGAAAGCCTCATCACCGAACAGCAGGACGGTATCCCGGAGGTGGGCGTTGAAGGAGCCCACCAGGTGCTTCGAGTCGCTGACTTGGAGGTAGTGACGCCCGAACATCGCGCCCAGGACCTTGGCGAAGAAGGACTTGCCGGTGCCGCGGCGACCGCGGAGGACCACGGCCACTTCGCCCGGGCCGTCCGGGTGCTGGACCATCCGCGCCATCCACCCGACCAGGTAGTGGAAGTGCTCCGGGTTCCCCGAGCAGACGTTGTCGCGGATATGGTTCAGGAAGGGCATGTGCTTCTCGCCCGGGAGGGAGTCGCACGCGAACCCGCGCCAGAGGTTGTAGGCTTCTTCGACCTCCTGGCCGGGAGCAAACACGATGGTCTCATATTGGCGGCGCTGGGGGTGATCAATCCAGAAGGCTCCCGCGGCCTTCTCGATGGGCTTGCCCTCCTCCGAGTGCCCAACCACTACCTTGATGTGGCGGTAGCGGTTGCGGAAGTCCTCGAAGGACTGCTTGCTGATTTTGGTCCGCTTCATCGCCGGGTCCCAGACCTCGCTGATGATGCGGCACTTCCCGCCGATGTCTGCGATGACGGCGTGCTTCTCGTTGAGCTTGCGCAGCCAAGGGTCCACCGCCTCCTCGTGGGCACGTTCGATCTGCCGCAGGGCGTAGCCTTCCCAGTTCGGCTTGTCTCTGACGCTCGCGGCGATTTCGTTGGAGCCCGTGATCACCGCGAAGATCATTTCATCAGGGACCTCCGCCCGCACGAGGTCGCAGCAGACCTTGAACAGGGCTTCCGACCGGGAGGGGTACTTGGTCGGGTCCAGCGGGTCCTGCCCAGTAGCAATCAGCGCCAGCACGTGGTCGCTGATAGCCTTCCCGTGCTCATGGGCCCACTCCCGCAGCTCCTCCGTCCCGATGTCCGGGACGTTGCCCGTGATCTTCACCTTCGGACGGCCCCCGGCCAGGCCCTGCTCCGCCATCTGAACTCGAACCGCGGGGGTGAATTGTTCGATGGGATAGCTGGCCTCATTCCACTCCACGAGACGGGCGAGGGTCGGCTGGCGACCCTTCTTGACCTTCTTCGCGGTGGGCATGTTGATCGTGCCCGGGAGGCGCATGATGCGGTCCACGTTGTGGCAGTGGTCCGCCTGAAACACCTTCTCCAGCTGGATGTTGTAGGCTTCCAGCTCTTGAGCCTTCGCCACCGATCCGGCGATGTCCAGCTTGTCGGACGGGTTCAGACGCCAAAAGCCCTGATAGCCCCCGCCCGAGTCGATGATGACCGTGGGCTTGGGCGTGTAGGACTGGAGCAGCTTCAGCGCCCGCGCCCGCTCCTCCTCGAAGTCCTCCCCGGCTCGCGGGTCGATGTCCACGTGTAGCCAGGCGAGGCGGGCCATGTCCTCCTTCGAGGCTTTCACGTCCATCGCCCGGCGGACCGGGTTCACGTGGAAGTACAGGTTGCGCTTGCCCTGATGCCCTTCGATCCACTCCGCGGCCTTCTGCCAGCGGTCGGGCATGAATGTGACCGTCTCCGTTTTCCCGTCCGGGATGATGGCCGTCAGGACCCACGGCCCCTCCGGGCACCACTTCTTCAGGAAGTCGATTGCGTCCTTGGTCTTGTGTTTCGGCAATTCCGCCATTTCCGATCCCCCTCAAAAGCCCCAATATTCACGAAGGCGCTCAACCGGCGCTTTCCCGTCCTCCATCTGGATGACCCAGAGGCGAGTGCAGCCCAGAGCGGCGGCGATTTCGCGCTGGGTCTTACCCGAGCGGCGGCGGAACAGCAAGCAGACCTCGTGGGGCTTCAGTTGTCCGAGGTGCTGGCGCGGTTGATCGTCCAGGCGGCGGTCCGCTTCCCATTCACGGTAGCGGTCCGGGTGCACCCCGTACTCCTTCGCGGCCTCAATCTGATTGAGACCCTTGCGGCGGCGGTGTAGCAGTAGGCTTTCGCCTTTGGTTGGTGTCACTGTAGCAGACATGTACAAATCTCCTTGGTTCTTGGGAGGCGTGTCCAACGTGCGACACAGACCTCATACAGGCGTTCTCGCGGAACCTGGCCCAGCATAGCGGCGGCCACCGCTCCATCGAACAGCAACCACTCCGTCTCCCCGACCTTCAGCAGGAGGAAGGCCCGGCCCCCGGCCTTGCGGCGACGGGTCAGCCAGGTCCTCTGCTGGCGGGTGAAGTGGTCCACTCGAAGCGGTCCGCCCCTGGGCGGCCAGCGTTCAGCGAACTTCAATTCAATCCAGCCCTGGTTGTAGTTCACATCCGGGGTCCCAGGCACAATGGGGTTCTCCACGCGCACCGGGTCCAGCGACCGGATGACGGGGCGGAGGGAGTCCCACATTGCGGCTTCAGACATCTACCCACCTCACTTCGATGTTGTAACGGCGGGCGACTTCCAAAGTCTCATCAATGCGTTGATTCCACTCAGCAACCCACCCCGGATCGCGGCCCGCGTAGTCGATGCCCGGGAAGGCGACCCGCTTCACGCCCGCCTTCCCCGCGGCCTCCATACAGTTCGGACAGCAGGGGAAAGAAGTATAGAGCGTGAAGCCAGTCGCAGGCGAGCCCAGAAAGTTGAGTGCGTTGATTTCCGCGTGAACAACGTGCTGGTATTTGTACCCGCGGTCAGCGTACAACTCTGGCGAGTCATCGTGCCCGGGCGGGAAGCCGTTGAACCCGGTCGAAGCCACGCTGTTGTTGGGCCGAACCAGGACGGCTCCGACCTTCGTGGAAGGGTCCTTGCTCCAGCCCGCGACGTGTTGGGCCAGCCCAACATAGCGGCGGTCCCAGCGGTCTTGACGTTCGCTCATTTCACCTCCTCCTTCAGCAAAACCTTCTGGGCGACGTTCCCGAGGAAGTACCCGCCCAGCAGGAGCCAGGTCAAGGACTCGAAGGCGTCCACCGGCAACTTGCCCACGTACAGGAGCCAGACCAGGACCGCCTCCCAGATCATCGCCGCCCAGAACTTCCTGGAGGTCCAGCGCACGGCGATGTCGTTCATATCAGCCCCTTCTCGTTGGCGATCCATTCGGTGACGGTAAGGGTCGCTGTGCGGCCCTTCTTCTCGACCGCGCGGACCTGTGACTTGGGCATCCAGACTTCCTCCTCACCGCCGTGGTCGATGAGGTATGCCTTGTCTGTCTCGCGCTTGATGACCACTTCGAGGTCCACGGTGTTGTCGTTGCTGCGGCGCATATCGTTCTCCAGGGGTTCGCCCCGGACTTCCTCCGGGGTCAAGCGGGTACACTTTGCGCAGCGTGCGTCCGCGAACAAGTATGTGACCTGCGCGTCACACTGATAGCAGAATTTCATGATGGCGGGTTCCCGTCCCAGCCCATGGAGTGGCCCCAGCTCTGCCCAATCTCCACGTCCACCTTTGACGGGAGTTCGAGCGGCGTGCACGTCCTCATGATATGGGCGGCTTCCGCGGCCTCCTTCATGTCGTGTACGCTGAAGGCGATCTCATCGTGGACCTGGATGATGATGTCCAGTCCGGCTTCCGCGCAGGCCACCATCGCCATCTTTGTCTGGTCCGCGGAGGAGCCCTGAATCAGCCGGTTCAGTCCCTTGTGGGTCCAGTCATAGTTCCCGTCCTTGTCCTTCGGGAAGCGGCAACGGCGACCGCTCAGGGTCGTGATGTAGCCCACGGCCTTCGCCCGGGCTTCGCAAGCCTTCGCCAGCTTCTTGATGAACGGCACCTTGTGGTCGAAGGTGTCCAGGAGGGCCTGACCCTCTGGCCCCGCGGCCTCGAACCTCCGCGCCCCTTCCGCGACCAGGCGCTGACCCTCCGGGCTGTTCACGTCGAACAGCTGGAAGCGGGGGCCACGCACGGCCATCATAGTCGGGAGCCCGAGCTTGCGGCACATCTTCGCCCCGCCCATCCCGTAGGACAGGCCCAGGTAGATTTCCTTGGCGTCCTTGCGCTTGATCCCCGCCATGTCCGCCATCATCTGGTGGTTGTCGGTGTTCGGGTCGTTGCGGTACTTGTCCCGGGCTTCGATAGCGGACAGCCAGGCTTGGTGCCCAATCAGGTCCTTCGCCAAGCAGGCGTAGTGGACCGCCATGCGCGGCTCCTGCTGGCTGTAGTCGTTGGACGCCCAGTGTTGGCCTTCCTCCGGGAGGTAGATGGCCCGCCACATCATGGCGAACTCATCCCGAGCCGGTTGCTGCTGGAGGTTCGGGTGTTCGCTGGACAGTCGCCCGTAGGCAGCGCCCGCGGTCCCGTCGCTTTCGTCATCCTTCTGGCGGCGGAGCTGGTTGAACGTCCCGTGGAGGCGACCGTTCACCATGTGGTCCCGGACGGAGCTGGCGAAGGTCGTGCGCAGCTTGTTCACCTTCCGGGCGCGTTCGAGGAGGTCCGCCACGGGGTGGTCGATTGAGCCCAGCAGCTCCTTGTCGATGTTGGGCTTGCCCTGGGAGGTCTTGTTCAGCTTGATGCCGATGTGTTCGAGGGCGGGGGCGATCACCTCCGGCTTCCAGACATCGCCCACGGCGATCCGGTGGCCGGTGATCGACCGGACTTGGGCCAGGGCCTCCGTCTCCTTCTCCAGCGCCCAACGCTCAATCATGTCCAGGCGGTCGCAGTCGATTCGGACGCCCCGGCGGCGAAGGCCCGTGAGGATCGGGAGCAGCTTGGACTCCAGATTGTACACGCCCCAGAGGTCCTGCTCATCAATCTCCCGCTCCTGACGGCGGAGGATGTTCAGAGGCAGGCGCGTGTCCTCCTCCGCGTACTTCCCGACAAACTTGGCCGGGAGCATCCACATGTCCTTCTTCGGGTCAATCCCATAATCGACCGCGGCGGCGCGCAGCAGGGCTTCGTCCTTGCCGTGGAAGCCCCACCGCTCCGCGATAGCTTGCATGCTGTAGCTGTCGTGGAGTTCGCAGATCAGCGGGTCAGCGATCTGGATGTCACGGAAGTAGCGGACCCGCTCGAACTCGATGCCGTCCCCGGCGAGGAAGTCCAGGTCATACGGGAGGTTGGCCCCCACGAGGTCGCCGGTGAACACCTTTGCCTGGGCGCGGAGGTAGGCCAGCACGCCCTCCAGCGGGAGGTTGCCCCCGCCTTCGTGTCTGATGGGCAAGTACCCGCCCGGGCCGTCCTCGATTGCGAAGCTGATGCCGGTGATGTAGCTGTTCGGGCGACGGCCCGCCCCCGGCCCGAGTTTGCGCAGGTCCGGGTCCCGCGTCTCGCAGTCGATGGCGACCCGCTTGGCCCCCTCCCACGAGGGGAGGGTGCTGAGGTCCGGGGCCACCCAGTCGCTGGAGACGGTCGTGAACAGGGGTGGTTGGAGGTATGACATCAGGCTCCGACCTCCGCAATCATCTTGCGCAGGAGGTTCAGGGCCGCGGTCAGCTCCGGGTCGGACTCCCAGAAGGTGAGGATGCGGACCACTTCGGCTTCGTCCTCCGTCAGCCCGTTCGCGGCGGCGAAGGCGTCCGGGGTAATGACCACGGCGGCGGAGCGGGGCAGCAGGACCCCGTTGCGGTACAGGTCCTGGACCTTCTCCACGTAGTGGATCGCCTTCTCAAGGTCCTGGCGCGGGTCCTCGTGCTTCTTGCGGTTGCGGGTCGCGTACTTGGTCGCGCAGCCTTCGGTGTAGCGGAGGCCGTTCAGCTCCACGTAGTCCCAGTGTTGGACGGGCGAGCGGTAGTGCTCACCGCCCACTTGCTTTTCGTTCACGCTCATCTTGTAACTCCTTCATCAGTTCCCGGAGCCGGAGTGTCTGCTGGCGGTACAAGTACCCAAAACACCCGTGCTCCCCGTTCATCATATCCGTGTGGACCTTGCGGAGGTGCGCAGCGAGTTCTTCCACCGTGTCGAAGGCGTAGAACTTCAGCTGCGGGTCCTCCGCCCAATCACGTCGCAGCTTCTCCAAGTCCATCGCGCACCACCTCCTCGAAGAAGTCCGAGAGACGGCGATGCGGCTGGTGCTTCGCTGCCACGTAGAAGGCACGGACGGGTTCGGGCAGGCTACCCTCCAGGCCCCGCTTCTCCGTCACCGCCTCGCATGCCCTCCGCATGGCCGTGACCGCTTCGTTGCCCAGGGCTTCTTCCTCCCGGCACCACAGCCACAGTTCGAGGGTGTCCACGGCCTTCAACCAGTCCTCCTCGTCAGGGAGAAGGCCCGGGAGCAGGCCCAGGGTCGCCAGCACGCGGCGTTCCGCCTCCTCATACACCTTCCCGAGTTCGGAGTTGGTCCACTTCGCCGGAGCCGGGATGTCGCCCAACCAACGCTCCGCGCAGTCGTGCCACTGGACCGCCTTGATCAGGTTCAGCGACGGGTGCGGGTGGAGCAGCAGCAGAAGGCTCACGGCCCCGTAGCTGTGCTGGGCGATGTTGTACTGACCGTGGTGCGGAACGATGTGGCACCGGCGGACCGTCCCGGCCTCCCGGGTCGCGGCGATCCGGGTCAGGAGCGGGCGGGCGGCGCGGCGGTTCAGCTCCTCCGCCTCGCGCTCCTCGTCATGAATCTTGCTCATCAGGCTTCCCATTGTTGCGTCTCCTCACTCATACGCCACGCCATCGTCCATCGCCCGGGCCTTGCGAGCCTCGAAGGCGGCGCGGCGGCGTTCGATCCACTCCACCCCGGCCAGCTTCCAATCGGTGGCGGCGACGTTGTCCAGCTCCGCCAAGGCGGCGTCGAAGCGGGAGGGGTTGGAGGTCTGCTTGAAAGCCTTGTGGGCCTTCATCATCGGGATCGCCACGCGACGGAAGAACGGGTCACGGAAGCCCACGGCGTCCGGCTCGCTCAGGAACATCATCAGCTCCTGGTTCCACTCCTCCGGGTCCGTGGACATCAGCGGGTACGGCTCCGCGATCCCGGCGGCGTAGGGGTCGGGCGTCTCCGTCCCGGTCATCGGGTTGGCGGCGAGGTCCGCGAGCGGGGCGACCTTGTTCAGCACCTCCTCATAGGCATGGAAGTTGGCGCTGACTTGGCGGTAGATGCCTTGTTCAACCCCGACACTCCGGGCGACGTACTCATGGAGGTAGCTGAAGTGGACCGCGTTGGCCCCGTAGGCTCCCCAGATCAGGTCGTTGGAGCGGTTGGTCACGGTCATGTCCAGGCGACCGTCGCAGGCGATCTGGAAGATGGCCTGGAGGTTGCACGGGAGGTCCTTGCCTTGGCGGCCCAGGTCCGCGTCCGCGTCCCACATCGACAGGACCTGGCGGCGGTCATCGCGGTTCTCCTTCAGGGCGGCGATGATCTTGGGCAGCTGGTCCTCGAAGAAGTGCTGGCGCCAGCGGAAGCCGTAGGCCCCGTGGAAGGTCAGGCCGTCATCCGAGTAGCTGCGCATGCGGTCCACGAAGCGGGCGACGTACTCCACATCATTGCGTCCGCCCAACATCCAGAGGCTTTCCATCAGGTGGAAGAAGGGGTTGGCGTCCCGTTCCGCCCAGAACAGCACGCGCTCCGCCGGGCGGAGGTACACGGTGGTGACGGGTTCCGGGAACATGAACACGGGGCCGTTGCGCGAGTCGCGGCGGACGCCCTCGAAGGACAGTTGATACAGGGCCTCCGGGAGGGCCTGTTGTACGTTGCGGGTCTTGATGACTTTCATTTCTTGTTGAACTCCACGAAGATGACGTTGCCGGTCCGGCGAAGGACGCGGGGGCGAGGGAGCCAGACCAACCACCAGCTCCAGTACCACCAGAACGGCGAGAAGATCATGGCCCCCTCCTGTTAAGCCGAAGCGGTCTGAGGCGGAAGGCCCAGGCGGGCGTTCAGGTCCTTGATCGGCAGCGCGATAGCCCGGGACGGCGATTCAACCGCGAAGGGGCGGGCGAACTGCTCCACCTCCGGCCAGACCTGAATCAGCTTGTTGACCGTGGTCACGCTTTCAAGGACGGCCCAGGCTCCGGTCTTGGCCTCCTCCCGCTCGCGCTTGAACTGGGTGCGGTCCTTCAGGTAGGTGCGCAGCTTCTCGCCCAGCGGGTGGTCCGCCTCATAGACCTTGCCGGGGTTGTGGCTCCAGCAATCGGCCACGCGCTTCTTCTCCGGGAGGTCCAGCGAGTGGTAGGACTCCCCGACCACCTGGACGCGGATGCTGCTGCGGACTTCGAGGAAGCCGTTGGGCAGGGCGTACATGTGGGCGCGGATCGCCTCCGGGTACAGGTCGTTGTAGAACTCCAGCGCCAGCTCCTTCTCGCGGGCGTCCAGGGCCTTCTCACGGTCGGAGAAGGAGTGGGCGAGGATCGCGTCACGGACCTGCTCGCGGATGTAATTGGACAGACGTACAGCCATGATGGTTTCTCCATTTCGTTGATGCCGCCGGAATGGTCCGGCGGCGAGGTTTCGATCAGGCGAGGGTGGTTGCCTTGCGCCAGTCATACTTCGAGCGCATCTTGCCTTCGTTCAGGCGCACGCGCTCATACTTGTCGAACTCGCACAGCGTGTGTTCGATGTCCCGGGCCTCGAACCGCGGCCCCACGTGCGGGCTCCCGAGCTGCGGCGGTCCGAAGGTTTCGTTGAAGCCCCGGGCGTCCAGGGCGTTCAGCTCCCGCATCAGCTCGATCATTTCCGCGTTCGTCTGCTCCGGGCGGGGCTTCGCGGCGAGGTCGCGCCCATACAGGCGGTTGAGCCCGCGGATCGCCCCGGGACCGGCGTTGGCCCAAGCCCAGATGTCCGGGGCGTTGCGCAGGTAGCGGGTGTGGCGGAGGTCGGTCACCACCTCATAGGCCATGAACGGACCCCAGCCGACGTAGCGGTGCTGCTGGAACTTCTCCCAGACGGTTTCGAGCCGGTTGAAGGACCGGAGGACGCCCGGAGTGGTTTCCAGCATCCGCTGCCATTCCTCGCGGTCCTCCCAGAGACGGCCCAGGACAATCTCCGCGATGTAGCGGTGCTTGGTCCAGCTGTACCACTCCTTGGAGGGGTCGGACTCCGCGCGGATCATGTAGGCTCCGGTGTACACCTTATCGCCGCGGACGGCGCGGTGCTCCAGAGCGGTCGTGAGCCAGGAGGGCTCGAAGTCAGGGTTGTCGGGCCACTGCTTGGTCTGGATCAGCTCCGCGAGGGTATCCGGCCAATTGATGTAGCGGGCGATGGCGAGCATGAACCAAAGGTGGGGGTGGTCCGCGAAGGGCTGACGAATGTGCTTGTCAACCCAGATCGTCACGGTGTCCAGCTCGCGGAAGATGTTACAGAACCGCCCGTCACGCAGAACCGGGTCCGCGGTCCAGGGGCCGGGCTTCCCGGCCTTGCGGTCCAAGTAGATGTCGTGCCGGGCCTTCATGAAGGCGGCGATGTCGTTGATGCGTGGGGTGGTCATAGTCGGGGTCCTCAGCCCAAATTCTCGATGACGGCCTTGATGTCCTTCAGGGCCGTCTCCCAGTGGATGTCGCGGACCGTCTCGCCGTCTGCCAGGGCCTTGTCGCGGACCCGGGCGATGGTGCGGTGCTTGTCGGCCACCTGGTCCTCCTTGATGGGCTTCCCGCCGTTGCGCTCCTGGATGCGCTTCAGGCAGACTTCGAGCGGCGTGTCCAGGAAGGCCCAGATCATTCCGCCGTTCGCCTTCGACCACTCCTGCCACGGACCGTAGATGGTGCTGACCACCACGCCCTCGAACAGGACCGCCTTCACGTCCGGGTCCCGCCCAACCAGCTCCGCGACGGCCTTGGCGGCGGCTTGGGTCTTGATCCGGTCCAGACCGGCGGTGGTCGCTCCGGCGGCGGCGGGGGTGTAGTCCCCGATGATGGCGATGCCGTCCGGGGCATACGTCACCGGGATCGGCTTGTGGTCCGGGACGATGACGTTGATGACGCGGCAAAGCGGATCGCGGGCCAGGCAGCGCAGCAGGGTGGTCTTGCCGGAGCCGTTACAGCCCCGCACGTTGATGTACTTCATCTTGGTTCTCCATTTCAGTTGAAAACGGCGGAGCCGGAGCCCCGCCCGGGTTGCTCAGTCAATCTGCGTGATCGGGATGATCTTGCGCTCGCCGCCGTCCTCCTCCGGCGGGGTCGGTTCCACGATCTTCTTGAAGTCGGGCGAGCGCAAAGCCTTCGCCGCCCCGAACAGCTCCGAACCGCAGCGGGGCTTGCCCTCGTTGTCGTCCGCGCAGTGGAGACAGCCGGTGGGGGCGCACTCCTTGACCTCCTGGAAGGGCTGGTCCAGATCGGTCCGGGTGAACATCGGGACGCGCTGGCCGTGGCACTGGTCCGCGGTGATCATTTCGCGGCCCATCGAAAGCCAGGCCGGTTCGCCGGTTCCGGGCTTCCCGCGGCGGTACTCATAGCACGTCGCGTAGGTCATGCCCAGCTCCGTCGCCCACTTCCGGTACAGCTGGTGGGCTTCGACCCGGTACGGCTCCGCGATGGTCTTTTGGGCTCCGGCCTGGTTCTCCGTGAACAGGTCCGTGAAGGCTTTGGTGCGCTCCGGCCCGAACCGCTTGTGGAGGCGTTCGATCATCGCCGGAGCCCAGCTGTAGCCCGCTTCCACAAACTTCACGATCACGTGGTTGTTGCCGACCGCGGCCAGGCGCTCGAACAGGTGGCGGATGTCGTCATGGGTGACGATCCCCGGGACCACTGGATTGACCTGAATGGACGTGTAGATGCCCTGACGGCGCAGCTCCGCGATTTCGTCAATATGGTCCTGGAGGGAAATGGCCCCGGGGGACAGCTTGTGCCAATCGCGGTCGTTGCCGGTGTTCAGCGACTTCTGGGCGTAGCTGTAGGGGTTCCGCTTCAGGAGGTCGATGGCCCAGGACGGGTAGCTGAGACGGCTCAGGAAGAAGATGGGCAGGCCCAACTCCACGAAGGCTTCCGCCCCCTGCTGGGTGTTGTGGTACACGTCCTCAATCGGCAGGAAGGGGTCCGTGAAGCTGGAGAAGTAGCCCGCGGCGGAGGTCCGGGACTTCGAGAGCATGTTGCGGACCTGCTCGCCGTAGTTCACTGGGACGCTGATGAGGCCGGTGCCGCGGTAGCCCCGGAACCCGCTGTTGACGTAGCAGAAGGCGCAACCCACGGTGCAGTAGCCCCCATAAGGCTCCGTCAGGATCGCCTCGCTGAAGCAGGGGCGGGCGCGGGAGCCTCGCTTGTCGTTGTGCTTGTCCTGGTACCAGCCCTGAAGGGGCTTGGCGTTCGGGATGCGGATATGCGGGAGGTAGGTGACGTCATTGAAGCCAAGATACACCTTGACCTCCTTCTTGTCTTCATCCTTCGCGTTGCGGACCATCCCCACCTTGGCCATGCGGAACTTCGCGCGCATGCCGGTCAGCGGGTCATCCTCCTCCTCGATTGGGCCCAGGAACTCCCGTTGGTTCGGGTCCGGGCGCATGAAATACTTGTAAGCCTCCTGAGCGGCTTCGCCGGTTTCTTCATTCAGCCATGCTGCGTGGTCCATATGATTCTCCTCATTACGTGTGAAAAAGTCTAGTGCCTTCCTCCGAAGAAGTAAAGCACTATGCGTTGGTCATTCCCCGATGTTCCAGAACACGATGGGGCCGTCCAGGATCGTCTCCAGATTGGTCGGGTTGCTCAGCCACTTCCAAGCCTTCAGATCATAGAACGGGTTGCAGGGGAACGGGGCGGAGGCGTCCCGGGCCGCGTCCGCGTACCCGTAGCCCTCGTCAATGAACTTGATCCGGTCGCCCAGGGTCAGGCCCGCGGCCTTCTCGATGTACTCCCGGGTGGCGTCCTGGCTCCGCGAGTAACCCATGTGAAGGATGACGTTGTAGTTGCGGAGCAGGCCCGCCTCCTCGAAGCCCTTGAGCACCCCGGCGGCGACCGTCCCCGAGCTGATACTGATGACCAGGGTCCCGGAGTCCGGGAGGTGCGGGGCGGTGCGGACGGCCTCCGCGGCGTTCTCCGTGATCGACTCCGGGAGCTTCAGGGCGTTCGGCATCAGGTAGCTGTCGTGGTAGTTCTCCCGCAGGTGCTTCTTGGCCGTATGGTACAGGATCGCGGAGCGGCCCGCCGGGATGTCCACGAGGTCCGCCCCGAGCTGGCGAGCGTGCTGCTGTTGGACGCGCGGGGCGTCCGCGGCTCCATCGCGCTTGAAGCGGGGCCAGTAGTCCACGGCCTGTTTCCCGAGCTGCTGGCAGACGTAGGCAACCGCCCAGCCCGCCTTCGAGTGGTACGTGTCCAGACAGCCGATGGTGGTCTCAGGCCGGTTCTTGATATGGGCGACAACTCCGCGAATCTTGCTGAAGGATGGACCCGGGAGCGGGGCGCATAGGTCCTCCCGCTTCACGAGGATCGGGACCCCGTTGAGCTCATAGGTTTCGACCGGGGTGTTGTTGACGATCATCTCACTGCTCCTTGGGCATGTGGTTGAGGAAAGCCCGCGCGGCGGAGCAGCGGCCCGCCCACGGTTCGAGCCCGCCGTTGATTTCCCGGATGTCGTTCCAGAGCGGGTAATGGCCATTCATGTGGGACTTCCATTTACACAGGACCGTCTCGACCTCCTGGATGTTCACGGGGCGGTCGCTCAAGGGCGGGGCTGCGAGGTCCGCGAACCGCCCAATCAGGTAGTCCGCGACCCCGGACAGGATCGCCTCGCGCTTGGGCTTCGCGTTCTCCGGGTACTTGTGAGCCTCGCGCTGCTCCCACAGCATCATCGCGGCCTTCTCCGGGTCCTTGAACATGAACACGGCGGCGTTGTCGAAGTCCACCGGGACCTCCATCACCCGGTCCATCATGTCCGCGATCTTGAAGCCGATCCACGGACCGAAGCCGTTGTGCTCCTGGGCGCGGGCGGAGACGGTGCGGAAGGGCAGGCGCTCATCCTCCGTCGCCCGGGCTCCCACGTACAGGGCCATGTTCTCCGGGCGGTCGCCGTAGCGGGCCTGGAGGGAGGTCACGGAGTCCACGGCGATCTTGGCCCGGTAGTGGCGGCGCTCGTGTCCCCGGGGCCAGCGTCCTCCGGCGGGCGTCTCCTCCTCGTTTCGGGCCGCGACCATCATCCAGTGCCAGAACTCCTCGCCCTCCTTCTCACTCAGGAAGGAGGCGACCCCGGCGTGGTAGTAGCACCAATATCCGAGGAGCCAACGACAGAGCTGCGGCACGGAGAAGTCCCCCGCCTCCTCCGCCCGAACCAGGGCCGTGTAGATGGGGTCCAGATCGCCGGTGGTGATCAGGTGTCGGCCAAACGTCTCGATGTCCAGCCGGGGGTAGTTTCTGCTCATAGTCTTTTCTCACAAGTATGCGTGACTGATTTTCCCGCTCAGGTCCTTCAGGATGTCCCAATCAGAGAATTGGCGACTGAAGGAAGGCTCCATGCGGACTTCTTTGTTGACGTGAATACGGGAATGGACCGTCAGCCACTTGCTGTCGCCGTCCTCCGTGACCACAACGTGAATCCACGGAGGTAGCTTGAAGGGCTCCATTCTGTATCCCCGCTCCGCCGGGTACTCCACCCGGCGGAGCAGGTAGTCATAGGTGCGCTCCGAGGCTCCCATGACCCTTGCCTCAGTCGGCCAGGCGGGTCTGGCGGGCGTCAGCCTTCGGGGCGGACTTCAGCGGCTTGTGGGCCGGGATCGCGTGGCCTTCCGGGACCACGATGTGGAACCGCTCAGTGCCGTCCGCGTCGAAGGCGGAGCGGACCCCGTAGCCCTTCAGCTTCATGTCCCAGCCGAAGCCGGAGCGCACGGTGGCTTCGGTCCAGGGCTTGTTGCCGCCACTCAGGGCTTCGATCAGTTCAGCCATGGTCGCACCGTTCGGGCGGGACAGCATGTCCAGGAGCATGGCCTGCTTCGAGCCCTCGCGGCAGGGGATCGGGGCGTGGCCCGGGGCGGCCAGGTTGGTGCCGCGCGGGGCGCGGGCCTTCTTCTCCTCCGCGGACTTCGGAGCCTTCTGGGCCTTCGGAGCAGCGACGGGGGCGGGGGTTGCGGTTTCGTTCACGGTTTCGACCTTTTGGGCTTCGGCCTGCTCGTCAGCCTCAACTTCCGGGTGCGCTTCGGCATAACGCTGAAGCATCTTCCAGGTGCGGGCAATGGCGGTGGTCTTGTCGGCAAAGCGGCGGACGTTCGGGACGGACTCGCCGTTGCGGAAGGTGCCGATGACTTCGTTGTACAGCTCGACCAGGGCCGGGCCGGACAGCTCGCTCAGGGAGGCTTCGGTGTAGGCGACGTTGTTGAAGTTGATGGCGTTCATGGTAGGCTCCTTTTCTGGGGTTGAGGTGCGATCTTGTTCGACCGTGAGAGAATCTTAACCCCAGCCCCCGAAGAAGTAAAGTGGTTTGACTAAACTTTTTCAGGTCCCCGTCCGAAGGCCAACAACCGTTGGACGGCGAAGGGCGAACCGTTGTACAACTTCTTCCCAGAAGGCCCGGGCGGCGTCCTCGTGCCCCGGCTTCCTGTACCAATGGTTGCGCCCCGAGGTGTGCGGAACCACAGCGACCTCGAAGCCCCAGCGATCATCCGCAAACCACTGGTGGAAGTCCAGGTGCTGGGCCGGATAGCCGAAAGCCTCTGCGACGTTCCGCCCAACGAGGATGACGTGCCGACCGCCCAACAAGGGCTTCATCGCGGCTGCGGCAATCCCCGCGTCCCGGGCGGGCCACTTGTCGTCCCGCTTCCAGCGCCCCGGGAAGGTGTGGAGCAGGTTGGTGCGGTCGAAGGTCTTGAGGTAGTCCTTGGGCGATAGGCCCGCCAGCTCCGCCAGACGCCCTCCCGCGGAGGACCGCGGGAGGGGAGCCAGGGGCCGGTCGGGGTCCGTGTTAGGTCCGGGCGCTTGGCCGATGAGCAGGGGCTTGTTCATTCTGGGGTTCCTCCATTTCTTCTTGCGTGACGTTCAGGTTGATGGTCCGCTCCGGGACCGGGATGGCCCATTCAGCAAGGCGCATCCCGGTCATGAGGAGGAACCCGGCGGCGATCAGCAAGACCGCCTTCAGGCTCAGTTCTTTCACTCGCACTCCCTCCGTCCGGTGGCCGGGTCGATGCGACACTGACTTGCCGGCTCCTCCGCCGGGGCGTCCGCTTCGGGCTCGCCGCCGTCATCCTTCACCACGAGGATGCCCGACCGCTTCCCGCCCAGACGGAAGGTGGTGCAGCCCTTCGCCCCTCCTTCCCAGGCGCTCACGTACACGTTCTTGAAGTCCTCCCAGCTGATGTCGGAAGGCACGTTGCAGGTCTTGCTCACCGCGGAATCGACCCGCTGGGCGGCGACGGTCAGGGCGGCGACGTGTTCCTGGACGGTGACGCGGGAGCAGGCCTTGCCGCGGACCCCGAACACGCGGGCACCGTAGTCCTCCACCGTCTCCACCCGCGGGCCGCTGAACTCGATCACGGTGCGGTCGAAGCTGTAGGCGAACACCGGCTCAATCCCGGAGCTGACGTTGTCGGCGCACAGGCTGATGGTCCCGGTCGGGGCGATGGAAGTGAGGTGGGAGTTGCGGATGCCGTATTTGGCGATGGCGTCCCGCACGTCCTCGCGGAGGGTCTTGATGAACTGGCCCTGAAGGTACTTGTCCTTGTCGAACTTCGGGAAGGAGCCCTTGACCTTGGCGATGTGGGCGCTGGCCAGGTAGGACTCGTCACGCAGCGTGTCCAGCACCTCCGCCTCGAAGGCGAGGAAGGCGGGCGAACCGTACTCATGGCCCAGGGCTTCGGCGGCGTTGGCCAGGCCGGTGATCCCGAGGCCCATGCGGCGCTTGTCCTTGGCTTCCTGCTTCTGCTGCGGCAGCGGATAGATCGCGCGATCCACCACGTTGTCCATCGCGCGGACCACCTGCGGGATGTCCTCGCGGTACTGGTCCCAGTCGAAGGCGTAGCGGCCCGCCCCGTCCTTGAAGATGTACTTGACCAGGTTGAAGGAGCCCAACAAGCAGGCACCGTAGGGCGGGAGCGGTTGCTCACCGCAGGGGTTCGTGGCGGCGATGGTCTCGCAGTACCAGAGGTTGTTCATGCGGTTGATCGCGTCGATGAACAGCACGCCCGGCTCCGCCCAATCCCAGGTCCCGCGCATGATCGCGTCCCACAGCGCCCGGGCGTCCACTTCGCGGTAGGTCCAGCCCTCGAAGGTGAGGGGGAACGGCTCGCCGGAGGCGACGCACTCCATGAACTTGTCGGTGATGGCGACGGAGACGTTGAAGCCGGTCAGCTTCAGGGTCTGCTGGAGGGACATGATCAGCTGCTGCTTCTGGGCTCCTTCCGGGAGTTCGGCCACGAGGTCCCAGAGCGGCTGAACGTCCTTCCCGGGTTGCTTGGCGTGAATGAACTCCTCAATGTCGGGATGGTCCACGCGCATCACCCCCATCTGGGCTCCGCGGCGATGGCCGGAGGAGGCGACGCACTTGCAGATCGCGTCGAAGATGTGCATGAAGCTGATGGGGCCGGAGGAGTGGGACTGGAGCTTGCGGATCAGGTCGCCGCGAGGACGGAGGGTGCTGAAGTCATAGCCGATCCCGCCGCCCATCCGCATCGTGGCTGCGGCTTCCGCGGCCCGGACCATGATGGAGCCTTCGCCGTCCACGAAGCTGTCGTTGATCGTCCCGGAGACGTAGCAGTTGTATGGTGTGACCTGGCGAGTGGAGCCCATCGCGGACTGGATGCGGCCCGCCGGGAGGAAGCGCATGCCCAGGAGGGCGTCCCGGAAGTCCGCGAAGTGCTGGTCATCGTCCTTCAGGGCCGCAGCGATCCGGTTCATGGCCTCGCGGAAGGACTCGCCGCTGCCGCGGTACTTCTGGGAGTGTAGTTCTTGTGAGTAGGGTACTTGTGGACCGTGCATTTTGCGAGTCTCCTTGAAGGGTTGAGGGCTTTCTATCATATCGTTGCTCCTGTTCTTGGGCTACATCATAACGAGGTCGATGCGTTCCGCGGCCCGGGTAATGGCGGTGTACAACCATTCCTTCCGGTCCTTCCCATACCACTCGTCAAACAGCAGGACGTTGTTCCACTGGGAGCCCTGCGACTTGTGGACGGTGAGCGCATAGCCATAGTCGAACTCCTCCGCGTCCTTCCGCTCCCAATACTCCGGCTTGTTTCCGTGGAAGTAGTGGGGGTGGGCGCTGACTTCGACCTTCGCGCCGTCCTCGCCCTCGATGTCCATGATGACATAGTCGCCGTCGAAGATCGTGTCACGGCGGACCTTCCAGAGCTGGCCGTTGAACAGGCCCACCTCGTGGTTGTTGCGGAGGCACACCAGCTTGTCACCTTCCTGCGGCAGGGCGTTCGTCCGCCCGAGGAGTTCCCGGGCACGTCCGTTGCTCGTGATTCTCGTGGCGTTCCTGCCAACGAGGAGCTGGTCAGTGGACAGTACCATGTCCCGGAGTTCTTCGCGTGGCAGGCGGCCATAGGGAATCACGCGGCTGGCACCGTAGTCGCCGGGGCGGAGCACGCGGCCCTCGCGGACCTCCTTGGACATCCAGATGATCGGGTTGTCCTGGGCCTGGCGGTGAATCTCCGTGAGCAGGATGTCGGGCTTGTTCTTGAAGAAGGGGGTGCCGCCCACGGGCGGGAGCTGGCCCGGATCGCCCAAGGCGAGGATCGGGCAACCGAAGCTGAGCAAGTCCTCCCCCATCTGTTCGTCAATCATGGAATACTCATCCACCACGAGCAGCGCGGCCTCGAACAGGGGCGACTCCGTGTTGAGCTGGAACATCGGGCGGGCGAGGTTGATCTGCTCCGACTTGATTGCCGCATCGACCTTCTCCACGAGGGTTTCCGGGACTGGCTTGTGAGTGAGGAGCCGCGCCCGCTCCGCTTGGAGTTCCTTCAGGCGCTGCTGTGACTTGTCCTTGGGCGTGTAGATGAGCTTGTGAATGGTACTCACGTTGGTCGCCCCGGACTTCGTGAGGACGTGAGCGGCCTTGCCGGTGTAGGCGGCGAAGTACACGGGACCATTGACGGTCGCGGCGAGGTGTTTGGCCAGGGTGGTCTTGCCGGTTCCGGCGTACCCGGCGAGCTGGAACACGGGCTTGTCCCGGGTCTTGAGCCACCGCCCAACCCGGTCCAGCGCGGTCTGCTGTTGCGGACTCCACATGATGATCGTTCTCCGTTTCTGATGAAAAGAAGGGGGCCACGAAGGCCCCCTGAAGGTACGGCCCGAGGGGGCGGGCCGTCCGGGTCGGTCCTCCCGGTAGATCAGAACACCGGCTTGCCGCCGCCTGCGCCCTGGGCTTCTTCGTCCGCGGAGCCCGGAGCCTGCGACTCATAGGCAGCGCGGGCCTTGCCCTGCTCGATCATCGACTTGATGTTCACGGCGGACTGGAACAGCGGGTCATCGGGCAGGAGGCGAGCCTGCTGGGCGTTCTCGCCGTCGAAGGCGATGGCGTCCCAGTTGAAGAACTGGCCCTTGTTGTTCTTCTCGCTCACGGTCTTGAGGCGGTAGCGGTGGGCGAACAGCGGAGCCGGAATGCGGCGACCGTCCGGCAGCGGAATCTGGATGGTCTTGGCCTTGGTCATCCAGCCCTTGTACTTCTTGATCTTCGTGGAGCTGAAGGCCAGGACCGCTTCCGAGGCGTTGCCGTCATCATCCAGCGCGATGCCGTACACATAGAAGGTTTCGATCAGCTCGTTGCCGTCCGGGGTGCTGTACTTTCCATACTCCGCGGACGCGGCCTTGGCGTGGTTCACCAGATCGCTGTTGACTTCGTGGATGCCCACGAAACCGCCGCCCGCATCGCGGGGCTTCCACTCCACGTACACGTGCTGGGTGGTCGCCGGGACGAAGGCGATGCCCTTCTTGCCGTCCCAGACTTCGCCGGTCACGGTGTTCAGGATCATGCCCTGGCGCAGGCTGTCGTTCTCCTGGAGCTGCGGGCTGAGGGCCTGAAGAATCTGGAGGAACGGGATGCTGTAGTCATCGCTGGTCTGGTTCTCGAAACCCGCGCCCGCGTAGTCGGCATATGCGCCATACTCCGCCATTGCGGTGTTCTGTTCCTTCACTGCGACATCGGTGGTCTTGCTATCGGTCTTGGCCATGGTGTGGCTCCTTCGGTTCAATGTGAGCGGGTCGATTGGGCCCCCGGTCGAATAGCCCTGCCGTCTCACCGGCTGTACCCGCTGTCACCCGCGGGGCGGTTCGGTCGGGAGGAAGGCCCGGGGCCGTCCTCCGGCATTCTGGTCACACTTCGATCTTGGACACGCGCTGACGATGGACCCCGAACAGGTCCAGGGGGACTTCCTCGCCTTCACGCAGCTTCTCGCGGACGAAAGCGGCAAGGGTCGAAGGATGGACGCTGGCGTTGTCGTCCACCTCGAACTCGTCCGCGAGACGCTGGCGCAGTTCGTCAGCCTTCTCGTCCTCGCCCTTGCCGAATGCGACGGCGACCACGCGCTTGATCATCGCGGCGTGGCCGTTCTGCTTGAGCCAGGCGAAGGCGAGCGGGGCCTTGGCCTTCGGGATGCTGGCGCGGATCGTCTCGTCAATCTTGATCTTCAGGCCGGTGGTGGTCTTGAACTCGCCAATGCCGATCTGGTCCATGAGTTCGGGCACCTGGCGCTCCGCGATGTCGCGGAGTTCTTCGCGGGCCTTGTTGAGCTGGGCTTCGAGGTCTGCGACCTTCGACTGGGCAGCGGCCTGTTGTTCAGCCAGCTGAGTGAGTTGGCTCAGTTCGCCACCGGCGGTCTGAGGTTGGACATAGTCCAGGTATGCGTTTTCACTTGACATGTGATTCTCCGTTTCTTCGGTGAGGGGGTATCCCAATCACGCTGAAGAAGTATAGCCGGTCAATCGGAAGAAGTAAAGAGGCCCGAGGCGTCCACCGCGATGTAGCGTTGGTCCTTTCCGCTCCACTGGAGCAGGGACACATCCCCATCGTTGGCGTCCGCGGCGATGGCGACGGCGAACCCGATCAGGACCGGATTGCCCACGAGCAGGAGGTGGTCCCCCGGTCCGAAGTCGGCCAGCTTCTCCTTCAGCTCATCAATGATCGGCTCCGGGCGGAAGGGGGCCGCGGTCGGGCTGAGCAAGTACACCAGCTCACCGAACTCCTCCGCCGGGGCGAGGTTGAATTTGGGCTCGAACCGCTGCTTGTCGCGGTCCCAGCGGTGTTGGTTCTGTACAACAAATACACGGCTCATAGTAGTCTCACAACCAGTCTTTGAGGCGGTCGCCGGTGATCTGGCTCGCCACGTTGAATTTGTTCCTCAACGCTTCCACCACCTTCTCATCCACGGAGTCCTCAGCCACGAGGTCGATGTACAGCACGTTGTTGGTCTGTCCGATCCGGTGGGCGCGGTCCTCCGACTGAAGGCGGTCGATCAGCTTGAAGCTGTTGGAATAATAGATGACAGTCTTGGCTGCCGTCAAGGTCAGACCCGTCGCCCCCGCCGCGGGGTTGCCCACGAACACGCGGGCCTGCTCCTCCGGCGGGACGGCCTCGCGCCCAACCACCTGTCCGTTGTGGTACAGGGGGCGCTCGCCCTGGAACCGGGCCTTGGCGTCCGCCCGCTCATCATCGTTCACCAGCCCGTCATAGCGGACCGCGCTGATGCCGCGCTCGCGGAGGGCGTCCATGATCAGGGTGATGTCCATCTGGAACCGGGCCCAGACGATCACCTTGTGCTGGGACTCCTCGATCAGCTCACAGAGCAGGTCCAGGCGACGGTTCGGCCCTGGGATTGTGTACACGGGTTCCGCTTCATCGTCGGTCGGGAGGTAGCCGCAGGTGATCTGCTGGAGGCGGAGGAGCCGGGTGATGGCGAGGGCGGCGATGACCGGGGTGGTGCCCTCCGCGCCCAGGTCAGGGGCGTCTCCGCAGTCGGGGCAGGGGTAGATGAAGCCGTCAAACTCCACCTCACGTTTGCCCAAGCAGGTCGGGCAGGCGTCCGGCGACGGCTCCGCGGCGACCGCTTCCGCGTCCCGCTCAATCCCGCCCGTCTCCAGCCACACGATGTACTCGTCACGCAACTGGCGATACAGCTTGCCCTGCTCCGGGGTCATCGGGAAGAACCGCTTGCTGTACAGCTTCGGCGGGAGGTCCAGCACGTCATCCTTCGTCACGCGGGAGGAGACGGGCTGAAGGAGGCTGTTCAGGGCGTCCAGGCGGCGATAGCCCACCAGCACGTCATACTCGTTGCCATCGTTCTTCTTGGTCTTGGGGTTGAAGGCGGTCGGGTTCCAGCCCTTCTTCCAGATGCCGAAGTGCTGCTTGAACTCCGTGAAGGTCCCCAGCTGGTTCTTGTTCCAGTAGTCGTCAATCAAGAACTTGATCTGGCTGTAGGCGTCGAAGGGTCCCTGAGCAATCGGAGTCCCGGTCAGGACCCGCCTGAATGGCGCGTACTTCGCGGAGCGGAGGATGGACTTGGTGCGCTCCGCGGTCGGGGTCTTGATGTAGTGCGCCTCATCCAGGACGTACAGGAGGCGGCGCTTGTCGAAGAAGTCAATCAGCGCCCGCTTCCCGGAGGCGGTCATGAAGGCTTCATAGCTGATGGTGAGCCAGGCGAAGCCCTTGTGCTCGATGACGGCCTTGACCGCCTGCTTGTGCCACTTGGTGTCGGCCTTCGGGCTCTGGTAGTGGAAGGCCCGGACGTGCTTGATCACCTCATCGGGTACGTGGTCCGGGATTTCCTTCTCAACCCAGTTGCGGTGCACGCCGTTCGGGGCGACCACCAGCACGCCGTCGATGAGCCCGCGGAGCCAGAGCCAGCAGGCGGTGTCGATGGTCAGCTTGGACTTGCCGGTGCCCTGTTCCCAGAAGATCGCGCGGGCTTCTTCTTCACGGGAGCGCAACCACTCCTCGCGCTGGTGGTTGAAGGGTTCGGTCTTGAAGGGGTATTCCATAGGGTGGCTCCATTTCTCATAGTGACGCCCGAAAGTATAGCCCAGCTGGGCGGCGAAGGCGAGCGGAGAATCATGGGCGCTTGGGACGGGGGCCCAACGCTCGACTTCGTGTGCTGAAGAAGTATGAAGTGGAGTAAGCAGGGAAGCCCAGCGGGGCTGGGGGTTTATATATTCTTCTTCTTCTTCTTCTTAACTTACTTAACTTACTTACCTTAAACCCCCGGACGGCCTCCGAACAGCAGGAACGGTCGCCGGTCGCCTCCCTGGGCAGGGGGTCCGGGCTATTTATCGGGCGAAGTAGAACTGAACTGGAGAAAGTGAAGTAACCTAAGCGCAGGGGGGTCGGAACTGTTACGGCGCTGGGCTTTCGATGGCGCTTGGGGTCTATACTTCTTCAGGTGTGAAGGTAAGTAGCCCAAGCGCATCCTCACTTCTGGGCCCACTCCTTCAGCCCGAGGATTAGCAGGCTGGCGAGGCCCGAGAAGAAGATGCCCAGGAGGGCGAGGGTGCCCTTGCGCTTCAAGTCCTCCCCGGACTCGCGCCACTGGCGGAGGTGTTGGAAGTCCCGTTGCATCGCAAACGGGTCGGACGTGTCCACCCCGAGCTGCATCAACGTCTGCTTGACCGCTTCGGCCACTACGTCGTTCAGCTCCGAGTGAGACATGGCAACCGTCTCCGCGGCTCGCTTCGCCGCGTCCTCCACGGATAGTTTCGCCGCCCGGGTCGCAGCCGCAACGGCGATGTCTTCGACTTGCTCCGGGGTCAGGGGCATATCGGGGTCCTCGCACCAAGATGATCTTGGGCCGTATTTTACGGAACCCAAGACAACTTGGCAAATTTTAGACGGCCACCCCAGTCGCGTCCACCCAGGCGGAACCCGTGGACCATATCGGCTTGCCCAGGGTAGTGTCGAAGTATTGGCCCCCAATCAGGGCGGCGCTCGCCGCCGGGCGGTTCGCGGTCGTGCCGTAGCCGCGGAGGAACTTCCACGCGCTGCCGTCATACCAGTAGGTGCTGTTGGTGTCCTCCACGGAAATGGTCCACCCCTTCTTCGGCACGAAGAACTCCCAGGCCGTCGCCGCGCTCGAATAACGCGCGACCCGTTGGCCCTGACCCGACCAGTTCGCGCCGGTCGGGCTCGCCGGGAGCACGTACACGTCCCCGTCCGCGGGCGAAGCCGGTTGGGCGGTCGTGGTCGCGGACTTCGCGTGGCCCATGAGAAGGCCGTCCACCGCCCGGAGGAAAGACATGAATTGGTTGTAGTGCTGGTCACCCAGCGCGCCGTTCGCCATGATGCCCAGGTTCGGGCCGTTACTGATAGCCATTACAAGCCTCCAAGATAGTTTCCAAGATTGTTCCCGAGTCCGGCCCGATCCACGTACCAATCATGTGATTGGTAGCTGTCCAGGCCGTCGCGGACCGCCGTGACCTTGATCCGGTTCCGGCCCGCGGTGTTCTCCGTCGCCTCGTTGGTCCAGGTCCAGCTAGTGCCGGTCAGGCCCGGCTCCGACTTCAGGAGCGTGCTGCCGTTGGCCGCGTAGATGTCCACGCGGTAGGTCACCCCCGGCTCCGGGCCGATGTTCGCCGCGGAGTGGTCGATAATCGGACGGACCACCTGCTGGGTCCGGTCGCGGTGCGCCCAAGATAGGCTCAGACCTCCGAGGATAGCCGAAGGATACTGGAGACTGTTCACCCGGAAGTTCCCGGGAGCGTAGGGGCGTGCGAAACGGCCCACCAGCGCCTTCGAGTCCTCCGGCGCAACGGACAGGTCCAGAATGCCGACCCCGGACCGGCCCAGGCCCTTCGCGGCGATGGTTTCGCCGCTGTTATACTCAAGACGGTCGCGCACGCGGGCGTCCTCCGCGAACCAAAACCGCGCCCCGGCGGCGTGTTCCGCGCAGACGGTATCCAAGCACCCCCGACCCACCGTCACGATCCCGTTCACCAGGTCGATAGTGTCCACGCGCACGATTTCGTTGTCAATCAGCGCATAGGTCCCCGTCCGCGCAAATTCGGTGCGGGAGGACAGGTTGGACAGCTGGATGGAGGTCTGTATGGGCGTGATCGCGTTCGTCAGCGTAGCGTGCGCCGCGGGGTCGCCGGTGGCCGCGTATGCGTAGGACCCGCCCGTGGGCTTCGTCCACAGTTCATAGTTCTGGAGGTACTGGGCGGGCTCGCCCATCAGGCCGATCAGGAAGGCGGAGGTGTTGTCCAGCGCCTGGAAGTCGCCCGAGGGCAGACCGTTCGCCAAGTCCCAATAGTTCGCCTCCTCCAGACGGCGGAGGGCGAACGGGTTGGGCGCTTGAACCGGGTCCACCCAGCCCGAGCCCTGGTTGCCCATGTAGGTGGAGGACGGAAGGCCGAACATGTCCTCAACCGCATCCACCACGATTTCGCCGCTGGTCAGCTCGCCGTAGTTCACCCCGAGGACGCGGAACACGATGTCCACGAGGCTGTGCTCATCCCAGGAGAAGCGGAACACGTCCCCCAGGGTCAGGTTCCATGCGTTCCGGTTCACCCGGATGCGGATGCGTGCGAAGGGGGTGGACTTCTGGCGGAGGTCGCGCATGGCCAGTTTCGCCGCGTTCGCCGCGGTGTCGATCCCGGGATAGTTCACCGTCTGGCTCACTACGCCCTGTTGGGCTTGAATCGCTGCGAGGTCCTGGACGGTCACGGAATCGTCCTCAGTGGAGCCTTGCGGACGGTAGGTCACCACGATCTCATTGACAATTTCCGCGTAGCCAGGGCGCTCGAAGGACTCCAGCCGGATCGTGTTGGACTCGTTGAACAGCGGGAGGTTCGCCACCACGTAGTCCTCGCGGATCAGCTTCACCACGAACTGACCATTGTCGGGTCGCGTGTACAACATTCCGTTACAGTGTCCCAGCACCGTGTATATGAAGGACTCGATGGAGTCCTGCTTGGTCATGATCATCGACACGCCCAAGCCTTCCGCGTGAAGTGTGTCCGCCGCAGCGCGAAAGGCGGCGTCATCCAGGGCGTTGATCGGGTATCCCATCCCCCAGTCCGGGTTCGTCAGCGTCTCATAGATGACGTGGGCAGGGTTCGCGGAGCCGTTGATGTCAGCCTTCTCCGGGTACCAAGCCTTGCCCGGGAGGCGCTTCACCTTCAGCGCCCAGGCCTTCGGATAGGGGGACATGGCGCACATGTACACCTTCCGAAGGACCAGGGACAGGACGCCCCGGAAAGCGGGTATGACCGTGCCGAGTTTGGATTGGAGGTAACTGTTGCGGCCCTGATTCGATTCCCCCATCATGATGTCCACGTAGCCCTGGACACCCCCCTCCTTCTTCTCGCCGCCGAACAGCTCCGGGTTGTTGATGTAGATTTGCTGCGAGGCCGTCACGTTCCCGCTCCAGGCGGTTCGGTCGCCCACTACAATTTCCTGGACGGAATCGACCGGCCCGTGACAGATCACGAGGTGGGCGCCAAGATAATACTTGTACCCAATTGTTACACTAGATTTGCTGCCCACGGGCCTTCTCCACTACTTGTAGAGCCATGTGATCGCCGGTCGCCTCCAGCTCCTCCGCCGGGATGCCCTCGTGGACGAAGCGGCCCCAATCCAGCCCGTGTCGGGCGGCGAAGGCGCGCATGCCGCGGGAGCAGTAGCCCAAGGCGCGGGCGTGTTCGACCCGGACCATCACTGGCTCGTTGTTCATCACTTGCCGCCGTCCGTTTTGACGGGACTGCTGGCCAAGTCCCCGTACCATACCACGTTCGGGCTCTTCACGGTAACGGTCCCGAACACAACCGGGATCGGTCGCCCAGGCTCCGCGGTTGGAAATTGGAAGTCCTCCAACGAAGCGGGTTTGGGGGTGGCCTGCTTCGGGGCGAGGGCCACCGCCGCGTATGCCGCAACGATGAAGATGATCAGATACACAGCCCATTCCATGATGGGGTCCTCCTCAAAAGATCGGGGTGCCGTTCATCGGGTTCTTTTTCGGGTAGAACGGCTGACCCCCGTAGTTGTCCACGTTGTTGAACTTGTTGTGGCACGTATTCAGGGTGTGGTCGCACCCGGGATAGGCCCGGACCGTCGCATTGGCGGGTATCCCAGCCAACGGGAGGTTGAGTGTGATCGCCTGCCCCACGTGCGCGATGATGAACCGCCGTTCCAGGACCCCAGCCACTTCCCAATCCACGTAGCCCCCGGCGAAGTAGCCGTCAGCGAAGGAGGAGAAGGCCGGTGACAGGAGGTCCCGCCCCGAAACGCCCGTGAGGGTCGCATCCACCCGGAAGTTCGCGGAGGACAGGCCGCATGCGGCCCCGTACAGGACGTGCGGGCAAGTCGTCTGGTACATCCGGCGCAGGGTCGGGCGGCGCAGCGACGTGAACACCGGCTCCAGCCGCACTTCGGCCTCGCGCTCCAGGAACTTCACATTGACCACTCGCCCGACCCACGGGACGGCGAGCTGGCCGTCACCCTCGTGGTAACGCTGGATGGTGAGCTGAACGATGTCCGTGGGCGGCGATCCGCGGAACTGGTTCAGAAAGTTGATATTCTTGTCCATCGTCAGCGTCAGGTTGCTCCGGGACATTTCCTGGTTCTGCTCGAATGCCCCGCGCTTGATCTGGACAGAGGCGTAGGTCACGCCCTCCACCACCTTATCCTCATCAGCAGAGGTGTAGCGCCAATATTGCGCGCCCCGGGCGAACAGGTACAGCTCGACCGGGTACGCTTCAAACAGGCTTCGCTCGCGTGCGTCATACGTCATGGTTGAATCTCCATCATGCGGACCGTACATTCAAGGACCCTGTTGGAGTTCCACTGAAGTTCTACACGATCCGCGTCCAGGCGCTTCAGGCCCAAGAAGCTGATTTGGCGGATGCGGCTGGCGTTGATGTTGATCGGGGCGTCCAGACCGATGACCGCCGTGTCCGTCCCGGAGGCCGTCGCCGCATTGATCGTCCGTAGCAGCCACGTTCCGTCATCCAGGAGGATGCCGATGTGGGTGCGCTCCGGCGCAAATTCGCGGTAGTCGTCAGCATACACCTCGATGCTCTGGGTCAGCTCCCCCGTTTGGGCGATCCGCATGTTGTTCTCGAAGGTCGGAACCCAGAACGGGCGCAAGCGTCCCGCACGCCGGTGAAGGAACTTGCGGAAGTTCCAGATGTCCTGGAGCCCCTGCAGCAAGAACTTGTAGGGGCGTCCAATCCGCGTGTAAGTCCAGGGCGAATAGAAGCTGGCCCCCGCCGCGGTTCCGTAGTCCACGACATCAACCCGAGCTTGGAGGCTATCCGTCAGGGCTTCGCCGTTCTTCAGCGCCTCATCGAAATACACGTCATACCCGAGGAACTGGGTGGGGGCCGCGGGCGGGTCCAAGTCAATATTGTCGCTGAACTCATAGGTCATTTCCAGTGAGCCGTTGTATCCCGAAGTTGCCCGCGAGACGTTCCCGACGATCCGCCCGAGGCGCACCGGGACGATCCACGGGTTGGTGAAGGTTTCGGCCAGGGGTCGATTCAGCGTCAGAGTCCCGGCGGAGACGATACCCACGTCAGCGGTCGCGCTCTTGCGGTTGGACTCCCAGATCATGATCAGCGCGCCGTCCCGGTAGTCGGAGGCGGTCGTGTCGATGTTGATCACGGTCGTGCCCGCCAGCAGGGTTCCGACCTGTTGGGCCTCAGACCAGAGGGCGACGGCCCACCGGCGAGTCAACCAACCATACACCAGGTTCTCCGCCCGGGCCATTTCCCGGTACGGGATCGGATAGGTGACGTTGAAGGACTGGCGGGGCTTCTTGCGCAGGCGCACCCGTTGCTCCGACCCGTCATTGGTCGTGAGCACGTCCGTTTTCCACTCCAGGACCTCCTTGGCAGGGGCCTCGAAGATGTACGGCAGGGCCACGATACGGGAGCCCAGCACGCGGAGGTCGCCGTCATCCGCCGCCCCGTCCCAGTCGAAGTGGAAGATGGCGTTGATGTCCGGCGGGCCGTCCGTGGTGACGGTCAGCTGATAGGTCTTGGTCTCCAGAGCTGCCCAGGTCGCGGGCGGGACGGCCCCCACAAGGGAAATACCGCCGCCGTTCTGAACCTGGATGTTCTGAAGGTATCGGTTGTTGAAAAAGCCGTTCCACACCTCGATTGCGAACTGCTGTTCACTCACGAGGTTGCCCACGTTGATGTTCGAGGGCCGGATGTGGATGCGGTTGTAATAGTCGTCAAGGAAGGTCGGCATGCGCCAGCCCGTCGAAACCTCCCCGGCTTCGCTGATGGGGAGGTTGTTCTGGACGGAGCCGAAGCCGTCCGCGGTTCGCTCCCACGGCGTTCCGGGCGGGCTTTGATCGTCCCACGCATAGGAATCCAGCCCAACCGCCCAATCGGGGGTCGGGGCTCGCAGGGCATCCAGCCCCACGAAGGCTTGCGTGGTGATCACGGCCATATCAAGTCACCTTCTTGTATGCGATTCCACGTTGGACGGACCGCCCGTTCTTCTGGTACCAAGGAAACACTTTCCACGTCTCCGACCCCAGCGCGAACTCCTCCCCCGGCTGATACAGGGTCATGTCCATGTAGCGTAGGCCAGGCATGACTCCGACCGGGTTCAGGTACTCCTCGTTGCGGTTGACCGACACGATCTGGGGCAGGAGAATACCGACCCCGTTCAGTGGGTTCGGAGACATCGACATCAATACTTTATCGTGAACCGCTCCGCCTTGGCAAGCCTGTCCGGTCTGTGTTTTGGTCGGGCGGCGAGCAGATTGACACCAGTTGTTGAAGGAGTCGAACTGCGCCCGGAGGAAGGACCCGGATTTGGTACTTGCGGCTGAGTCCATGTAGCCTGCCGACCTGAAGGGGACCTCCTCCAGAGCAAAGCTGGCGTTTTCCACATCGGAACCCAACCAAGTGGAATTTCCGGTAGTAGTTGCCGGGTGCTCGCCACCTGTGGCGTAGAAGAACCGCCCCCCGCCCGGGGCCGCGGAGTTAAACAAGTCCAGGGCTCCGAAGCCCAGGCGCTGGAAGATAGTGGAGGCCACCTCCAGCTCCAGGTAGATGGTCTTGGAGTCCGGGGCAAACAGGTGGTAGGACGGGAATGGACCAAAGTAGATGGGCAGCGGAAGATTGGCATGCGCCTGGTCCCCGCCCGAGGTCGAAGTGCGCAGCGGATAGCCGGGCTGGCGGTCCCAAGTCGCCCCGGCGCTGTAGCCGTCCGAACCGTTGATGGCAATCCCGTATCGCCCGGAGGTGTAGGAGCCGTTGATGGTGATAGTTTCGTTCTGGTAGCTGCGCAAATTGACGTAGGACGCCCCCTTGCTCAGGCACAACTCGCGCCCGGAGCCCGCGGCCACGTCGCGGTTCACGGTCCAGCCCTGTGCCGCGGCGAAGTCCCGCAGCTTGATCAACATGTCGTTCGGTCCGGTCGCGGACCCAGTTTCATAAGCCATGATTCAGTTCTCCCTCAATCCATCGACAGCGCCCAGTGCTCGTGGATCGTGTTGCGGTAAGCATTCTGGAACACCACGTGAGTCTTGCCGTTGAACACGGTCGTGTTCTCCGCGCTGTTTTGGTACCCGCTGATTGCAAACGTCCCCTCCAGCTCCCCGAGTACCTGGGCAGGCGACCGCTGAATCAGCACGCAAGGCTGGAGAATATACCCGCCGCCCAAGCACTCGCGGTAGGGGCGAAGGCCCCAGGACCACTGGCCGTTCATGCAGTGAGGCCAGACGTTGCGCAAACCGGCGTTGTTAATGCCGACGTTGTAGGGAGGCGAGCTGCTAACGGTCGGACCCCCTACGCCCTCGCTGTTGGACGAAGCGTAAACAGAACGGTTGCCGTGGTAGTTCCAGGCTCCTTCCGGGCTGCGCAGGTATAGGGTCGCCCACAGGTTCTCGCTTTCCGGGTAGCTCTGAGTGCCCGGCCCGGGATACACGCCGTGGGCGAAGCTCACGTATGAATAACGCCACTCCGCGGACCGGGCACTGTCGTTGATGGGGCAGAGGGAACCGCCGACTGCGAGCGGGTATGGGTATTGATTGGGCGTAGCATACGGGAGGATGAAACCAAGATAGCCTCCCTCATAGTTCGTGCCGACCTTGATACAGAACCGGAAGGAGCGGCCCGAAGCCACCATCCAGTACGGCATGGTGGTGTTCCACAGCGGGACCATCGGGGTTGCCCGAGTGTATTGCGCCCCGTAGCCCGGGAGGGCTCCTGGTTGGTTGAACCAGGAAGGCTCGTTGGCGTCATAGCCCGTGTATCCGTTCATGAACAGATTGTACCAACCCGCTGCGCTGTCGTACTCCGCCCGGATGCCGGTGTAGATTTCGTCCAGACCCGAGTTGCCCAGGGCCTTTAGGATGACCTCCGACCCAAAGTGGTTGGCCACCGTCTCATCCGCTTCGAGCAGGAGGAGTTCCTGCCACCCGATGTAGCTCACCACCTGAGTCGCGTCCCAGATGATCTTCCAATACAGGTGTGAGCCGGGGGTGCCGGGCACGGCGAAGTCCCGGCGCTCCCCAGCGGACCAGTTCGGCGCGTTCGAGACGGTCAGGGCCGTAGTCCAGGCGGTTCCGTCATCCGAGTATTGGAGCCGGAAGGACTTGGGGGCATAGCTCGCGTAGCTGGTCCCGATGGGGGCCTTGATGCGCACGGTCTTGACTTCGCGCGCCTGTCGCAGTTTCCATTGACCATAGCTGCTCCCGGCGGAGAAGCCTGAGTCGGTGTACCAGAAGGACTCCGAACCGTTCTGGGCGGGATTGTTCGTGTTCAGTGACCGCGGATCATAGCGGAATGTGTGAATTTGTTTCCGACCGTTACCCGTGAAGGAGTCCGGGAGGCTGGTGGTGTACGTGTCGATGTTGTCCCGGCGGACACGCAGCGCCTGCCAAGCCTGACCTGCCGACACCAGTGCCGCGTTCGTGGTAAGAAAGGCGATGATCTTGCTGAAGAAGTCCTCAAAGTTCGTCGCGGTTCCGATTTCGTTTGCCATGTTCTATCCTCAACTGTTCACAACCTGGCGGACCGCGCCAGCGTTGCGTTGGATCACGTTCAGCAGGACCCGCTCGCCCGAGGAGCTGGTCAGGTAGTCCTGCATCAGGTTCGGGTCGATCACGTTCACAACCCGGATCGCGGACCCACCGCCCTGCTGCCCCTCGCCACCGCCCTGACGCGCTTCGTCCCGCTCCTGGGTCGGAGTACGGATGGACACCTGTTCGCCAGGCGTAGCACGGAAGGCGACCATCTGCGAGTCCGTCCCGCCCGTCCCGCCCACGGTGAAGTCGCCGCCGAAAGCAAAGCCAGGCGTTTGGGCGATGATCTGGGCGACGTTCGCAGCAGCCACCGCGCCGGTCGCCGCCGCGAGGGCGTAGTTGGCCGGGGGCGGAGCGGAGGCGAGGGCCTTCTGAACCGCCAGCACGCCGTCGATGGTCGCGGTGGTGATCGCCGCGGCCTTACCGATGGCCGCCAACTTCTTGTTCTCCGACCGGGACAGCCCGGACAGAGTGGAGAAGAAGTTGCGCTGGGTGGACAGGTTCTGCTCAGTGATCTGGGCCTGAACCCGAGCCTTCAATTGTTGGGCAGTCTGCTCGCTGATAAGGTCGGCTTGCCGCATCTCATCAATCCGCGCATACATCTGCTCATACTGCGACAACATCGCCTGCTGGGCTTCGACCGTACCCGCGAGAAGGTCCGCGTTGGACTCCACCAGGAACTGGTTTGCCTGGGCCTGCGTGATCGCCCCAGCGGCCAGCAGCTCGTTGATCGCCGTGAGCTGGGCAGTGAACTCCTGCTGCGGCCCGAGGATCGCCTGAAGGACCTGGTTGCGGGTTTCCGCCGCCCGGGTTTCCGCCTGAATCAGGGTCAGCTTCTCGCGGAGCTGCTTCAGCTCCTGCTCCCCGAGCATCACGCCCTGATAGCGCAGGTCCTGCTCGATGTAGCGCAACTGCTGTTCGACCTCGCGCTGCTCCGAGGTGAGGCGCAGCAGATCGCGCTCCTCCTCCAGCTGACGGTTGATCGCGCCCATCGGGTCCAGGGCGTCCTTCAGCTGCTCCTCGATCAGCGCCAGGACCTGGGCCTTGCGCTCCGCGGTGATCAGGCCCGCGCGCTCCGCTTTGTCGAGCAAGGCGAGGGCGTTGGCGTACTCCTGCTGAGCCGCCCAGACACGGTCATAGGACCCGACCAGCTGGTTGAGTTCATCCTGAAGTTTCTTGAGGGCCTTGGCCGCCTCCTCATCGCCTTTCCCGGAGGTCCGGCGACCACCTCCGCCACCACCCAGGTTCGGCGTCTCGACTTGAGCCGCGGCGACCCGCTCCTTGGAAATGTCGCGGGCGCGTTCGATCCAGCTGTCCAGCATCGCCTCCAGCCCGCTTTCGGATTGGGCGAGGACTTCCTGGCGGAAGCCTTCCTCAAAGTTCGTCCCGATGTTGGCGCCCACGGCCTTCCAACCCTCGATGTTGCTGGTCACCGCCGCCTTCAGGCCGTCCACGTCAAGGTCCACCGCCGCCTTCAGGGCGTTCCCGAGCTGGCGGAAGTTGTTCATGAGGGCGTCGATGACGGAGCCCACGACATTGAGGACCCCGCGCATCACGCCCCGGATCGTCCCGCCAATCATGTCGAACACCTGGAGGACGGTGCGGACCAGCTTCAACCACCACGCTTCCTGGTTCTGTACGCTGGCCCCGGCCTGGTCGGTCATGTTCTCATAGGCCGTCGCCGCGGAGCCGGTCAGCCAGTTGAAGAACTCCCCGACCGTATTGGCGAGGCCGGTGATGATCGGGCCGATGTCCTCCCAGGCGGCGCGCATCAGATCGCCCAGAGTGGTCGTGTCGTCAATCCCCAGCTTGATTTCGTCCCGGAACAGGGTCAGGGCGGTGATCACGGAGGTGAGGACGATCAGGAATGCGCCCAAGGGGTTCGCGGCGATGGCGGCATTGAGGGCGATAACGGCGGTGCGGACGGCGTTGAACGCTGCCGCGCCTCCGGCGACGATAGCGAAGCCCGCACCCACCGACAGGAGGACCTTGGCGATGGTGTCCAGGTTGTTGCTGATGAACATGATCGCCTTGGACAGCAGTTCGCTCGCGCCGGTCGCCTCATCGAACTTACCAACCAGGTCCACCACGTTGTTCTGGAGGACTTGGAAGGACTGGCCGATGGTGGGGACGGACTTGGCAAACCGCTCCTCCAGCTCCGTCCGGGCGTTCTTGAAGGCGTCGAAGATGATGTCAGCGCTGATTTTGCCATCCTGGCCCATCTGACGGAGTTCGCCGCGGGTCACGTTCAGCTGCTTGGCGATCACGTCTGCGACGGTCGGCAGCTGTTCCAGGACGGAGTTCAGTTCATCGCCGCGGAGGACGCCCGAGGCGAGGCCCTGGGCCAGCTGGATCATACCAGCTTGAGCCTCGCCCGCGCTCGCGCCGGACAGGGCGATGGCTTGGTTCAGCGACTTCGTGAAGTCGATCAGCTCCTGCTGCGACAGGCCCAGGTCCTTCGCGCTGTTGGCCAGTCGGCTGTACGTCTCCACCGTACCCTCCAGGGACTGGCGGGTGGAGTTCGAGACGTCAAGCAGCGACCGATACACCGCCCCGAGGTTCTGGGCCTCAAGGCCCGTCGCCCGGAGTCGGTTCTGGAGGTTGGTGTAGGTGTCCAGCAGGCGCACGAGTTCGCGCGCAGACAGGTACGCGCCCAGGGAGGCCAGGGCGTTCTTGAGGAAGTCCACCCCGCCCGCGGCTCCGCGCCCGGACTTCCCGATGTCCTCCAGATTTCGCTGAACGACACGCGAACCTCGTTCAGTGATGACTATGTCAATGCGTTCTTCGGCCACCGTCAGCTCCCCGGGTCCCCGTCAACAACCCTTCCGAACTGTACAACCTGGACGGCTTCGAGCACCGCCTGTTCCACGAAGTTCGCCGGGGCTTGGGCGGAATACCCGTCATTCAGTCGTTGGATGTACGGGAGGTTGTTGGTGATGTGAATCTCCTCCCCGTAATTGTACCCGCGAATGACCGATTCAGCTTGGTCGATTGCGGCCTGAGTGTTGGCGGCTTCAGTGCTGCCCGCCTCGCCGGGCGAGTAGGCATCAATCACGGAGGAGGGGGCGGAGCCAATCGCGGCGATCCAGTTGGATCGGGCGCGGCCCGTGTCCACGGGCGTCCCAGACACCACGGCTTGATCCGCGGCGAGGGCGACCTTGCGAGTGAGCGCGTCAGCGCCCTCCGCGACCTTTCGGCCCCGGAGGGTAATGCGTCGGCTGAACTCACTTAGACTTGGCACGGGCTGCGCTCCACTGTAGATACTTCTGGTCAAGTCGCTGGATGAACCAAACAAAGTCCTCCTGCTGCTCGCCCTCGATCCCGTTGATCATACAATACTCCAGTATGGACAACAACGGGATAGGTCCCAGGCCCGTGCCGATTTGCCTACATGACGTCAGGTCCAAAAATCCGATGTAGTACAGCTCCGAACCAAGGGTCAACTCCGGGGCGTTCTGTATGCGGTCGGGCAAGGGCATCCCGAACCGCATACACTGCTCGATGATCTTCTGCTCTACTGGGCCTTGCTCGAAGCCGTAGCAGAGGACTTCCCAGAGTTTCCCAGGTCCGTCTCCCGTACCTCATCGCGGAACAGCGCCACGTTGGCGGACTGCTCGCGGAGGTCCACGAACAGGTCCGGCAGGTCCTCGAACAGCTTCAGGACGTTCTCCTTGTTGAAGTCCATCGGCTGGCCGTCCGGGCCTTCCACGTTGATCCAATCCAGCACCACCGTCTCCGCGAACACTTCCTTGTACAGGCGGTCCGCGGTCTTGTTGTCCAGCATCCCGGTCTGGATGGCCTTCTTGTACGGGCGGGTGGCCTTCTCCAGCGCCTTCGAGAAGGCGACGTTGTGGCCACCGGCACGCGCGATCTTGATGCGGATCGGCTTGCCGTCCGCGGTCTGGCCGTACTCCAGCCAGATGCCGTCCGTTTCCAGGTTCTCGTTGGTCTTGAACAGTTTGTACAGGCTCATTCTCTGTTTCTCCACGTAGGGTGAGGGAAGGGAGGGCCGGAGCCCTCCCCAGGCTCCGTTGATTATACGTCAGCCGCGTTCGGAAGGTAAGGGAATTCATTGAGCAGCAGGGTGTAACCCGCCGCGCTTTCCGCCGCGTCCACCGACAGGGGCAGGGTGATCGGCTGGTCCTGCTCCACGTTCAGGCGTCCGTCGCCCAGGGCGAGCAGCGGGATGTCCCACACCAGACCGGCGTTGTTCTTCACCAAGGCGAAGTCCAGCGTCACGTCCGAGTTGTTGCGCACCGCCTGGACCGCGGCGATGTCCGCGAAGTAGGCCGTCACGTTGCCCGACACCTGGAAGGTGCCTGCGGAAACGTCGAAGGCCCCGAGGACAGCGACCGCCTTGTTGGGCGAGACGTTGTTGTTGATCGTCAGCGTCAGCTCCGTCAGGAAGGCGAACAGCGCAGTGGGGTTCGAGTTGCCCGCGGTCAGCAGGTGCATCTTGATCCGGCTGAAGTCCGAGGAGGTGTTGAAGGCCGGAGCGTCCACGAGGTCGGGACGGGAGCCGGTCTTGACGCCCGCCGTCCCGTCGCGCTGCTCGTTGTCGGTCGCCACGAAGCTCAGATCAACCGTGACCTTGTCGGCCTGGCGAATCTGGAGGCTCAGTTCATTCGGGACCGCGCCCACCAGGTACTCCGACATGGTGCCGTTGGCGTCCTGGCCCAGGGTACGTTCGAGCTGGTAGGTGCGGCGCTTGATCAGGTTGGCGTCCCGCTCGTTCTTGATCACGTTGCCGTAGAACAGCTGGATGGTCTTGGCCGTGCCCGTCTCCGCCACCATGGTGCCGGCGGTCTTGTCAAACTCGATGTAGGTGGCCGCGACCGCGCGGACACGGGCGAAGCCGTTGTTGGCGGCGTTGGTGAACTTGGTCGCCGCCGCGTCCCCGCCGATGAACACCCACTCGCCCACTACAAGGCCCAGGGTCGTCAGGTCCTTCGTGCCCGAGCCGCGGACCAGGCGCGGATAGCTGCCCGACACGTCGATGTTCATTTCAGCGGAGCCGAACTGGAAACCGACCTTGATCAGCTTCGCGGTCGCCGGGGGCGTCTCGTCCACTGCGGTTTGAGTCACCACCACGGTCAAGGCGGTGGAGCTGGCGACGTTCTTCAGGCCGTTGTTCGAGGCCTGACCGAAGCCGGAGGCGAGGGCCAAGTCACCGGCGAGGAACTGCGACCCCACCGTGCCCGAGCCCAGGGTGTAGGTTTTGCTGGTGCCCGTCACGCCGGAGAAGGGCACGGCGGTTCCGTTGGTCGGGATGTTGCTGGCCTTCTCGCGGATGTCCGCGAAGAAGAAGCCCTGAAGCAGGCGGGTCAGGTTGTTCTGGGTCAGGTCCTGACCGAAACCGCCCGAGGCGTCCAGGTCCGTGGTCACGCCCTTCTTGCGCTGGCGGGACGGGTTGATGGGGTTCCGGGCGACCGTGGTCAGCTGACCACCAAAGTCATTGTAGCCGTTGGGCTCCAGCGGATACCACACCGGCGACACGGGCAGGTTCTTGATCGTGTCCTCCTCCGCATAGCGGAGGCCGGTGACGTTCGAGTCAATCTTGTTAGCCATGGTTGTAACTCCTCAATTCAAGTGGCAAGGGGTTCATCGCAGTTCGTCATACTCGAACTCCACCACCACGTTCATCTGGTACCACGCGCCGTCCGGGCCAATCTCCTGGATGCGTGCGTTGCGGAACCAAATGCCGCTCGCGGTGCCTCGCCCCTCGAAGGCGTCCCGGGCGATTATCGCGCATTTTTCAGCAAGAGACAAGCCTTGTCCCCCGGACAGCGGCGTGAAAACTTGTACCGTGATCAGTCCGGGACGGGTAAAGCGGCGACCGCCGGTTGGTCCGAAGGTCGCCTGCCGCGAAGTAGTGTGGCGCAACGTGATTCGGGCATAGGGCTTGTCCGCGGGCGGAGGGTCGCCCGCGTCCACCCCGGGCCATTCCACGCGGATCGGAGCCCCGCCGTTGAGGGCCGGGGTGTCCGTGATCCACTTGGTGTTGAACAGCCCAAGGATTTCGTCGCGGGCGCTGTCAAAGGTCGGGAGGGTCATTGGCGCACCTGCAATTCATACATGATCGCTTGCCCGTTCGGGTTCAGCGGTTTCACGGCGATGACCTTCCAGACCTCCAGGCCCCGCAGCACCAAGCCTTCGACCTCCGGCGGAGCCGTCAGGCCCTCCGCGGGCATGAACACGCGCTGGTCGCCCATGCGGATCGTCTGGCCGTCGATGTAGCGTTGCTCATAGTCCAGGAACACCGCCTCAATGGTCTGGTCCGCCGCGACGTTGCCGCCCGGCTTCCACGGCTTCGCCGGATCGGGAGCGGCCCCGGCGGTGAAGCCCCGGAGGGTCACGGCCTGGCCGTTCTTCTTGATCAGCTTCTTGGCCAGCGCGATAGCGGAGTCAAACCGTGCCATGGATCACCCCCGCAGCAACGTGCCGCCGGAGCGGACAAGGCCCGCGCGGACCAGCTTCTGGTCCGCCGCCGGGTATTTGGGCATCTGGAACACGGCCCCGCCCACGAAGGTGACGGACTCGCTGATGGGTCCGACCGCTTCCGACTTCGACAGGACCGCCACGCCCGAGGCGTTCCGCTCCGGGTCCGGGTTCAGCTCCGCGGCGAGGGCGCGCAGGGCGTACTCCGCGCAGGCTTCCTTCACCTCCGGCGGGATGTCGTTGATGTAGTAGCGGTCACGGTCCCAGGCGTCCGTCCGGGGCCATTCCGTGGTCTGGTCGCGGCCCAGCCGCTTCTTGCCCACGAAGTTGAACCGCTGGTCCAGGTAGTCGGTCGCGCGGATGACCGCGGCCTCAATCTGGGGGTCCGTGGAGCCCGCGAAGGAGTTGCCCCGGTCGGTGTGGTAGGTCTTGAACTCCTCCACACTGATGTAGGCGTTCGCCCCGGCGACGGCTCCCGTGTTGTCTTGGACGATCAAGGCCATCACGTCCTCCAGAAGGCTTGATATTTGGCCCGGCGGATCGTCAGGACGTTCCGCACGTGGCTCCGGTTGATCTCATACCAGCTCCGGTTCCCGTACCCGGGCTGAGGGACGCGGGACTTGAGGCTGGTGCGTTCCACGTGCCCAAACCAACGGGCCGGGTCGCATCCGCGGGTGTTCGAGCACAAGCGGCGATCCTGGAGGACTCCCGCCGCCCCGCCGTTGTAGCTGGACAGGACGAAGGCCCACTGGTCCGTGACCGTCGCGCCCGGGTTCGCGGCGATCCTCCGCCACAGGCTCCGGTTCATTTCCACGATGGCCGTGAGCTGGAAGCCCGGGTCATAGCGGTTCTCCCAGGTCCAGTCGCGGAGGGAGGCGTGGGTGTCGCGCAGTTCGTTGAACACGTTCATGCGTTCGGAGCCGTCCGGGCGATAGGCGACCGTGACCTGACCGAAGCCGAAGCCGTATTCACGATGGGTGCGCAGCTCCGCCCGCGGGTTCCAGCAGCGGGAGTGCGTCAGGCTGATACAGCTTTCCTGCTCCACCAGACCGGCGAGGGTCCAGGGCTCCGGGGCTTGCGGCCAGACCGCCTCCTGCTTCTCGACCAGCACTGGCGCGTACACCTTCGCCCCCGAAGGGACGAAGGTGCGGGCGTCCTGGGCGAGGGCGACGGAGCCGAAGGCCCAGCAGAGGACCGCGAAGGCGAAGTGAATCAGGCTTTTGCCCATAGCACCAATCCCAGGAAGGTGAAGCAGATGGTCAGGGAGACGGCGAGGACCACGAGGCCCCCAGCCACCGAGCCCTCCCGGGCATGCGCGAGCCATTCCGTGAGGTCCACCTGGGGTAGTACCACACGGGTGATCACAACGGTGATTCCTGCCAGCGCGAGGGCAAACGCTGTCCACTGCGCGAGCGTGACCACCATGGCCGGGTCGATCACGAGCAGCGGGACGATGCTGGCGATCAGCAAGACCCAAGCCGTCATGTCGAAGAAGGGCGCGAGGCGCTTGCGCAGTCGGGCAAGGAAGCGGGTGACGGCGATGTTCATTGTTGGTTCTCCGGTTGCGGTATGGTACAAAGCTGGACGGCGGACCGCGCCCAAGCCTGAAGGGCGGTCAGTTTCCTGATGGCCCGGTCGCCGTCTGCGGCGATTCCCCAGAGAGCTGCTGAAGTCTCTGGCGCAAGTTCGGCTGTTCCGGCTCCATCAGCTCCGCCGGGGGCGGACTCAGCCGCACCGGATCGGGCCGCACCACAAGAGGAGACTTGGAGGCGCAGCCGCTGATTGCCAGACCGCAGATCAGCAATAGTGCGCTCATCCCGCGCCCGGGCGTCCGCTTGCTGTTGGGCGAACTCCGCCCGGAGGTCTGCGACACGCTGTTCATGGGCTTTCTCCTGTTCACGGTTCTTGTCGTTGGCCTCAGCCAGGAGGCGTTCCTGCTCCCGTTCCCGGGCGCGGACCTCCTCCTTGTATTTGTCCATGGCCTCCGCCGCCTCCGCGGTCGCGTCCGCCTTCCCGGAGCCGTAGCCGTAGCCGTAGCCCGCGAAGGCGATCAAGGCGACGGCGAGCAGGACGCCCGCCGCGGCCCAGACCTTGGAGGAGGGGAAGCCGAACACGGGTCAGACCCCGCCCTTGTCCATGCCCTTGATCGGGGCGGTGGGGCCGGACGGAGCCGGAGCGGACTTGCCGCCCATGACCACGTTCTTCGAGTTCTGGCCGTGACGCACGCCAGACTTCGAGGCATTGACCATCTTCGAGGCGGTTGCCTTGGTGGTGCCGGATTTCGCCATGATGCTTCTCCTTCGGAGTTGGTTGGGTTACTGAGCGGCCTTCGCCTTGTCGCGGGTATGGCCCGGGGCGACGGCTTCCACGTCAGCGCGGGTGATGCCGGCGGAGCCATACAGCTTCTCCACGGCGGTCATCGCGGGCTTTCCGTCCTTGGTCCAGTGAGTGTCATCCGCCGGGTCCAGGCCCAGGACCGCCTTCTGGAGCTTGGTGTTCAGCTCCACGGTCGGCTCCTTCGCCGGATCGGTCAGGACCTCCGGTTGTCCGTCCCCATCGGGTACACCCCCGGCTTGCCCGGCTTCGGCTTCGACACCTCCGCCGCTGACAGGTGCCGCGTCACCGGCTTCAGTCCCGTCCCCGTTGGGCTGAACGTCGCCGTGTACCGGCTGTTGGCCGTCCGGCTGGGGGCCTTCTTGAAGATCACGCTGGCCATCGGGCACCTCCTTCAGGGCCGGGTGTCCTTCCGGGTAAGCCTGCCAGTTGCGTTCGAGGAAGCGGGCGTGCAGGGCGACCTCCTCCGCCGGAGCGGTGATGGTCAAGCGGCCCTTGTCGAACGGGTAGGGCTGACTGCCCAGGCGGATCGTGCGGCCCGCCAGGGGTCCGGTCAGGACAAAGGTTGTTTGGATGATGGTGGACATTTGTACAGTTCTCCGGGGTTGGTGTTAGACCTGGGCGACGGGGGCCAGGACGTTCGGGATCACGGCGTTGTCCGCCGGGAGCACCACGGTCAGGTCGGCAGCGGCAACTCCGCCATCCGTGATCGTGCCCACGAGGGAGGCGATGGAGGCCGAACCGCCCGGGGGGATGATCGACACTTCCAGCTTCTGGTCGCCCAGGGCGTCCGCAGCCGCGGCGACGGTCAGCGTGTTCGTGGTCGCGTTGTAGGCGGCGTTGGCGATCCCGTCCAGGGCGTTCAGCGCCACCACGAGGGCCGCGGCGATTTCGTCCACGGTGTTGTCGGTCGCATCGCCCACGACAGCGACGGTGCGCGGTTCGTCTCCGCCGGTGCCGAAGCCTCCGAGGATCGCCACGCGGAAGGTCCAGCCAGACCAGTCGGTGCCGGCAACGATTTCGGTGGCGGTCGAATCGTTCAGCCAGGCCAGGCCGTCGCCTTCGTACTTCGCCGCGGCAGCTTGCTTGGCGGCAGTGGTGGAGGCGGCGAACACAACCATGGCGTCTGCGCCTTGAACGAGGGTGTGGCCGGATTTCGTCCGGTCCAGGGTCACGAGGTAAGCGGGCATGATGAGTTCTCCAGAGTTCGGTTCAAACAAAAGGGCGGACCAGTCTCAGACCGGCCCGCCCTTCGGGTACTACGGGGCAGAGCCCTCCCCGGAGGGCGGGACTGCCTTAGTTGGTGATGCCGTCAGCGCAGGCCAGGCCCTTCTCGCTGAACAGCGCCAAGCCGCAGTACCACTTGACGCGCCAGATGTGCTCATCGGAGTCCTCCGACTCGCCCACGTCCACAACCTGGATGCCCGCGGCCTGGGTCGCGGTCAGACCGGCGATGCCGTGGGTGCGCGAACCATCATCCAGCGTACCTGCGAAGATGGTGGTGCAACCCGTGGTGCCGCCCTTGGTCTGGTTGGTCGGGATGTAGTCGTTGCGGAAGATCGGGGTGCCGGAGTAGGCCGGGACCTCCGCGCCGCTGGGCAGCTCGACAACCTCGTTGATGGACGCACCGCCCAGGGCGCGGAGCAGCGCCTTGTAGCTGCGCAGGGTACGCGCGTGCATGGTCAGGTAGTCCACCTGGCCGTCCTTGTCCACCACGAGGTCCATCAGCTCATCCAGGATGGCGAAGCTGATGGCGGAGCCGGTCGCGCCGGTGGTCGCCTTCTGGCCGGAGGCGCAGAGCTGGATCAGGCCCGCGAACTCGTTGCCCGCGCCGTTGCCGTTGATCAGCTGGTCCTGGTACTTGCGGCCAGCGGACTTCGCCTTGGAGGCGATCTGGACAGCGGTCTGGTCGTTGCCGTCGCCGGAGCGGGTAGCCTGGATCAGGCCGTTCACTTCGGCGTCACCCATGATGGTGGTGAGGTTGGAGTTGACCTTGGTGAAGGTCGCAGCGGCCTTACCAGCACCCGCGCCGGAGAAGGTCGTGCCGACACCGGCCATGATGACGTCGCCAAGGACGTTCTCGCGGTTGTACGCGAGGCTGTTGCCTTCGATGGAGTCGAAGGGCAGCACGTCGAACATGCGGTTGACGGTGATGATGTTTTCGATCACGCCAGCAACCAGTTCGTCCTGGGCCAGCTTGGCGCTTTCGGCAAGGGTAACAGAAGCCATGATTGGCCCTCCTTCAGAAGTTGATGACTCAAGCGGTTTTCAGCCGTGCCGGATCACCCGGTGTTCCGTCGCGGCCCGCGGAATCACTCCTGTGGGCCTTCGCCTCTGGCTATACAACCAAAAGTGACGTCAGTATAGTACCAAGTTGCGAAAAAGGGAAGCCCCCTGGCCAAACTTGGAGGCTTCCCCGATCCGTCACGCCCGACCGCGGCCCGCCTTGAACTGACCCTTGGCGAGGCCCTGGGCGATCTTCTCGTTGGCGGTCAGGACCTTGCCCTGCTGGCGCGGAGGAGTCTGACCGCCACGCGGAGGCATGCCGCCGCCCGCCGGGGCTTCCGACTCGAACAGGCGGCCATACTTCTCGTTGGCCTTCATTTCGCTGACCAGCTCGCGGATGGTCATGGGCTGGCCGGTCACGCCCGAGTAACGCTGGTCACCCTGGGCATCGACCACGAACACCTTGAATTCACCGTCCTGCTCGACCACCTTGACCTGGTTCTTGATGAACGGCAGCAGGAGTTCCGGGACGCCCTTCAGCTCCGCGACGGCGGCAGTGGCGGCGTTCTCGACCAGGAGCCCATACAGCTGGTTCTGGAGGGCTTCGGCGCGGGCTCCGGCCTTCTTCAGGTCCTTCGCGTGCGCATCGGCCAGCTCCTGGCGAACCTTGTCCAGGTTCAGCTTGGCTTCGCCGCCCTTGGCCAGTTCGTTCTGGAGTTCGGTCAGCTTCGTGCTGAAGTTGGCCTTGATTTCCTCCGGCGTCGCACCGAAGTCAGCCAGCGGGGTCAGGTCCACGGAGGTCTTGGCCTTCGCCTCCGCACGAGCAGCCTTGAGGGAGCGGTTCAGGCCGGTCACGGCCTCCACGATCCCCTTGTGGGCTTCGTCCGGGACGTACTTGCCATCATCGCCCTGCTTGTAGATTCCCCGGAACTGTTCCGGGACCTTGTCGATGGAATCGACCGGAGTGAATTCAAAGTCCATAATTGTATCCTCATTGTCAGCGGATCACCCGCCAGTGTTGTGCCTCACGCACGGTTCATATTGTAGCCTCAGAACTTTTCAGGGTCAAGGCCAGCCTTGCGGAAGGCGTCCGGCTTGCGCTCCGCGAGTTGGGACAGGGTCAGCTCGTTGCCGGCCCGATCCACGAATTGATCCACGTTCAGCCCGCCGTCCCGGAACAACTTGGCCTTGGTCTTGCCCAGGACCTCATCCTGGAAGCCCGCGGGCTGACGCTTCAAGAAGTCCTGATAGTTGGTCGCCGCCGGAACCCGTCCCACGTTCTCCGCGGCCCAAGCCTTCCTGATGTCCTGGATCGGCTTGCCCTGCTCCTTCGCCATCCGGCGGAAGTCGATTTCACGCTTGGCGCGGGTCCGGGTGTCCGTCACGGTCGGGCGATTGCCCAGGAGGCCCACGCCGTCGATGTAGGCGACCATCACCGACCGGCAGTTGAAGTGGGCCGGGGGCTTCGCGTCCTTGGGCTGGAGCCGGGGAATGTCCGCGGGCAGCTCATTGTCGCCCACGGGGCTCCCGTGACCGTCCCGGGCGCGGCATACAGCCGTGGTCCGACCGTCCAGCGTGCTCACCCAGACCTTCGCCGTGATGATGTCGCTGTTGGCGTCCCAAACGTAGCCCCGCGCGGTGTTGGACACGTGGTTCACCGCGGTGCGGACGATCCCCTGGGCGTCCCGCCGGGTCATCGACAGGATGCCGTCCGCATAGGCGTTCTTGCGCGTCCCGACCACCCGCCGCACGATGTCGTCAATGGGCTCCCCGTTCGTCATCCCGAGCTGAAGGGCCGTGGTCAGCCGCTGCTGGTCCACCGCCTCCAGGGTGCTGAACCAGTCCCGGAGGAACCGGCCCTGGAACGGGCGGGAGGTGGCGATGGCCCGGAGCTGGTCCGCGTTCACCGCCATGAAGCCCACATCAATCGTGATGGAGGACTGTAGCAGGTCGATTTCGGCCTGGCCTTCGAGGACGGCGAGCTGCCCGAGTTCGTCCCGCACCAGGGTCTTGTACTCCGCGAGGGCCGCGGCCCGGGCTCCGCGGATGTCCGTGAGCAGGGCCTTCCAGCGTTCGCCGGTGAAGTCCAGGTCACGGCCCTCGAAGCGGGCGAGCCGGGTGCGCAGTCGTTCGGTCAGGTCGCGGTCCGCCTCCTCCAGGAGACGGGCGACCCGCTTGGTCACGCCCGCGCTGTAGCGGCGCAGGTCGATTTGGTGACGCAGCGCGGCGTCCCGGTACTCCTCATTGAATGTGGGCATCCCGCTTCTCCATTTCTTTGGGTCCGTTCATGCCGAAGTGGATACAACGCCCGATCAACGGGGCGAGGGCGATGCTCAGAAGGAGCCAGAGCCCCAAGAAGTGCCAGACGTTCATGACTCGCCTCCAGGATTTCCACCACCTTCGCCACCTTCGCCACCTTCGCCGCCCTCGCCTTCGCCTTCGCCCTCACCCTCCCCACCTTCGGGCGGGTTCTTCTGGGCCGGGTCCAGGTCCAAGCCAGCGCGGCCCATCGCCTCGCTGATTTCCTCCATCAGCTCCTCCCAGTCCTCATCCTCATCGAAGTCCTCCGGGAGGACCCCGCGCAGGCGGAGGCCGTTCAGGTAGGTCTTGCGGCTGATGTCACGCTTCTCGCGTGCGACTTGGAGGGCCTGAAGGCCCGGGGCGTCCATTTCCTCCAGGTCATAGTCCTTCACCAGCTCCACGGTGCCGCCGTTCGGCCCAAGGCGGAGCCAGTCCGCGGTGATGTCCAGGGCCTGGGCCAGGGCGTCCTCGAACAGCCCCGTCATCGCGCTCAGGTCGCTGGTCGCCTCCGCGCTGTCCAGCGCCCGGGCGGTCGCCGTCTGCCCGCCGGTCTTGCGCTTCAGGAACTCCGCACCATAGCCCGCCATCTGCTCCTCAAGGTCCTTGAGGTCCGTGCGGCCCGCGGCGATGGCTTGGCCGGTGTGCTCCACGTAGTAGAACCGGCCCGCCGGGTCCGGGTTGTACAGCACCTTGTTCGGTCCGACCACCACCGGGTCCGAGTCCTCCCCGGACGCCCCCGAGCAGGCGAGGATCGGGAAGCGGGAGACGGTGAGGATGTGGCGTTGGTCGGAAGCGGACTGCCAGTGCGCCACGTTGAGGTGAGCCAGGTCCAGGAGCGGAGGCTTGCCCATCATGAAGCCCTGGCGGTCCGCGTAGAAGGTGACCAGCGGGACGTAGTTCAGCCCCGTCGCCCACTCATCCGCCAGCGCCCACTCCTCCTTCTGGGCGTTGGACTTCTTCACCGGCTCCCAGAGCTGGACAAGGCCCGGCTCCAGGACGCGGATGCGGCGCTTGCAGACCTCCGCGAAGCCGTCCTGCTCCATGTAGTGTTCGATGATGCGGACGTGCTGGAGGACTTCGACCCCGTTGATCACCTCCGACCGGGCGAACAGCAGGCACTCCGGCTTGATCATCACCCAGTACGGGCGCAGGCCCTCCCGGCGATCATCCGCCAGAGTCCGGGGTTGGCCGTCCTCCCGCGGGGCCGGGCGGGGCATGTCGATGAGGACGTGGCAGAGGGCCTTGGCCATGCCTTCGCGGAACCACTGACGGGCGAACACGTCCAGGTTGTTCCCCTGGAGGTCCACGTCAGGCAGGATCGTCTCCTCAATCGCCTTGGGCACGTCCTCGTTGAGCTTGATCGGCTCGCTGAAGGGCTTGCCGCTCAGGGTGTCCAGCGTCTGTTCGACCATGTTGAGGAGGACGGCGGACGCCAGGCGCTCCTGATAGCCCTTGTCCGTCTCCTCCTGGTGACGGGGCAGGTACGTCTCGCCCGCCTCGCGCATTGCTTCGGTCCCGCCCAGCAGCGTCTCGATGACGTGCCAGCGCGGGAGCATCTGGTCATACGCCCCGCTGGTCGTGGCGGGGCTCTTTGGGTCTTTGTCGGCCATGGTCGGTTCTCCTGGTTCGCGGATTCTCGCCCGAAGGCGAGGACCCGGCAAGTTGTATTACATGTTGCCCTGCTTGACGCCACGCAGCTTCTTGCGCACGCGGTAGCGGATCGCGTCACCAATGTGGTCCTCCGCCTCCGTGTTCACGTCATCCAGGTCCTTGTCGTCGCGGGGCAGCACAGGGACCGTCTCGATGGTCTGCTGACACCAGTCGAAGATGTACAGCCCAGGGACCTCGCGCGGTCCCCCGCCCGCCGGAGGCAGCGCCCCCTTAAGCAGCTTGCGGATTTGCTCCCAGCCCTGCTTGCGCGAGCCTGGGCCCTTGTCCGCGGGCGTCCAGCGCACGCCCTTCTTCTCCATGTCCACGGCGATGCTGTTGCCGTTCTCCACGTCGAAGATGGAGGAGTCAGCGGGGCCGGGCTTGACCCGACCTTCCAGCGCCCAATCCTCCTCCCGGTCCTTCACCCCCTGGGCGACCTCCGAGGCGAGCATGCGGACGCCCTCGTTGCGCGTTCCGTTCCAGCCGTACCACTCCTGGATCAGGTACAAGTCGCCCCGCACCTTCCCGTACACGCGGCCATTCCACTCGAACGGCTCCCCATTCGACTCCGCCCACCACAGGACGGCGAAGGGCTTGGAGCTGCCCCAGTCGAAGCTGCGGTCAATCTTCCACCGCTTCGGGATCACCGACAGCGGGACGGAGGGCACCACGTGTACGTCCCCGCGGTAGATGTCGTCAAACATCCCTCCCGCGATGATGTCCCATGAGCCGTGGAGCCAGGCGGCGAGTTCGGAGGGGTTCCGGGCCGCGGCTCGAATCTTGCTGATGTACTCCGGGTCAGCGTGGAGCAGGATTTGGTTCTCATAGATGGACCCGTGGATGGCGACCCGGGGCGGTTCGCGCTCGCCGTCTCGCATCGCGTCCAGGATCACCCGACCGCGCATGTGGGGGAGGCGGAAGCGGGCCTTGACCCAGTTGTGGCCGGGGCCGTAGGGGTTGGTGGTCGCCCGGTAGCAGCGGGGCATCCCCGGCTTCGTGGAGCGGCAGCAGGACATCATGACGGTGTAGCACTTGTCATCGGCCCAGTTGCAGAGTTCTTCCCAGCCAATCCACGGATAGGCGTGGCCGTGGTAGTTCCAATAATCCTCCGGCGACTTCATGTGGCGCAGCAGCAGCTCCTCGCCGTCCGGGAAGGTCCACTTGTGCTCCACCTTGTTGTACTTGGCCCCCGGGAAGATGCGCTTGAACCACTTGTTGGTCTTGTTGATCACGTCCGACAACTGGGGGTAGGTCTGACGGAACAGGATGCCCCGCCACTCCGACCCGTAGCCCTTCCCCACGTGCTGGAGGAAGTCCATCAGCAGGCAGTCGGTCTTGCCCGGGCCGCGCGTCCCCTCATACAGCACCTCGAAGATCGGGTGTGCCATGAGGAAGGCGAGCTGCGACCCGTACTGCGGGCACCAGGTCGCCTCCGACTCCTTGCCCGTCTCCGGGTCCACGTAGTAGCCCCGCAGCTCGCCGGGCTCCGCCTCGCGCCACTCAATCGGGTAGTCCGGGCGGGCCGCGATGGCGACCGCCTTGCTCACTTCGGTCTGGGCAAACATCAGCTGCCCTCCCCGGTCGGACGGCCCACGGTCCCGCGGGCGAGGTCCCCAAACTGGTTCTGCCACTCGTTGATCGTGGCCGGAGCCCCCGGGACGATCAGCACGCCCCCGCCCGATCCGCTCTGGCTCATGCCCGATCCGTCCTTGTCCTTGAACTCCGGCTTGTGGGCGCGGAGCATCGCCAGCATCATCGAATCGCTGTACACCTTCTCATATGTGATGATCTCATCCTTGAACTTCCCGCCGATGATCGGGCGCTCCACGCCGTCCCGCGCCCGCTTCAGGGCCGGGGCAAACATGTTCTCGTCAATGAAGGCTTGCAGCGCGTCCTCGAAGGCTTCGGCAAACTCCGGGTCACGCTTCAGATGATCATACAAAGTGGTGATGGAGACGCCCACCGCCTCCGCGCAAAGGGCGCGGCACCCCTTCAACTCCGGGTGCGACCGGAACAGGTCCAGGAACTGCTGCTTGCGGTCCGAGGTGAAGGGCACCATCGGCTTCCGCTGAAGTTTCTCAATCGGGCGCATCACGCTCCCCTCTCAGTGTACTGTTGGTCAATCGCGCATCACGCGGCGATCCGTCCCCGGCCTCACGCCCAAGGACATCCTTGCCGCGAGTATAGCGTGAGGTTGTACATTAGCCAAGGGCGAGGGTCGCGCCCGCGGGAGTCGATGAGCCCAGGTGTATGCTGGAGCGGATTGCCCAAGCAGGCACGCGGCGTCCTCCGCTTAGGTTCGAGGGGTCGCGCTTCACTTCCACGTCCGAAAAAGTAAAAAGTCAAGCGGGCAAAAAGGCCATATAAAACAGCCCTTTATAGATAGATAGATAGATAGATACTTAACTTACTTAACTTACTTACCTTAACCCCCTGGGAGCCCTTCGGACAGCCGGAAGCCTCAACAAGGATTCTCTTGGGCCGGTCCGCCGGGTCGATTTGTCGGGCGAATTTATTTCAGGTAAGAAACCCAAGTAACCTAAGTACAGGATGCGGGAACCCCAGCCCCGTATGGCTTAGACCCAGGCTTGACTTCTTTACTTCTTCGAGCATGAACCCAAGCGCACTTTCGTAACCCAAGCGCACCCGGTCGAAGTGGAGAAGGCCCCCGGACCATTCGGAGGTCGTGCGCGGTATGGTGTGGGAGGAGGAGGGAGCCCCGCCGGTTTTCCCGCAGCCTTGAGCCTCGTGAGGTAAGTTCGGCACCATTGCCGCCCGGCGGGGCATTGATCGTGAGGGGTGGTCAGGCCCGCTTCCCTCGTTGAAGGAACCAGTCAAGGGCGGCGCAGATCGCGGGGTTGTCCCACCACTCGTCAATCATGCGGCGTGCCGCCCGGTCGCGGAAGAAGGTTGGCCCGCAGTAGTTGTGCCACTCCATGAACACGCAGGAGCCGTCCGCGAGGCGGAGCCGGAAGAAGGGCGACAGGCAGACGATGCCGCCCGGGATGCGCACGCAGGTCACCGCCGGTCCTCCATGTAGTCGAACACTTGTTGATCAATCCGCTCGCGGTCCTCCTCCGTCATCTTGCGCTCCAGCCAGGGCGCGGGGCGTCCGCGGCGGTCGCGGACCTCCCATTCACCGCACCCGCCTTCCGCCGGGTAGCAGTATTCAGGCGGGCCACTCACCTTCGCGGGCACGTAGGGCTCCCAGTAGGTGACCACGATCAGGCAGGGAATGCCGCTGATGCGCGACTCGATTTCAGCCAGCTCCATCGCCTCACCTCCCCGGGATCGCCGGGAGCCGGACCCAGTGATCAGTCCCGGCTTCGTTGTCGCAGAGTCGCCACAGCGTGCCGTCCTCGCATTCGACAACCACTTGGCGGACCAGGTAGCCGTCGCGGGTCGTGCCCACGGAGGAGGTCATGGACCGCACGCGGCGGTCGGGCGGGGTGTTGGGCGTGTTCATGCGTCCTCCTCCGGCGGGTTCCCGCCTTCCGTCCCGTCGCAGAAGGTACAGCGGTCAGGACCCAGCGTGCTTTGTTGAAAGCCGGTCGCCTCGCAGGTCGGGCAGGTCCGGTTCTCCTCGAAGTCCTCCGCCGGGAAGGCGTGCCAGCCGTAGCCCAGGGCGTCCGCGGGCGGGCCTTCGGGCTTCTCCGCCGGGATCGGGTCGCCGCTCCGGGTCAGGCTCCAGTCATCGAACTGCGCCACGACATGGCCGTGGGTCGCCTCGCGCAGCAGCGCGGTCTTGCCGATCAGGTGCGGGATCGGGCCGCGGTAGATTCCCCGCTTCATGCGCGCTTCTCCTTCTTGGGTCTTGGTTTCGACTTCGGCACCACGCGGGCGGAGCCGTTCTTGTAGGTCGTCACGCGGCAGAGGTCCAACGTGGCGGCGGGCACGTACCGGCGCAGCAGGGCCGCGTCGAAGCGGGAGGAGTAGCCCCGCCCGGCGACGTACAGGGCCAGGCGGTCGCCTTCCGTCCGTCCCGGCGCGAACTGTTGGGCGATCTTCGCCCGGCGGTCCTTCAGCCGCTTCATCTGTTCGCCCAGGTCGATGAACTCCTGGATCAGGGCGTCAGCCTTTGCTGGGGTCATGCTCCGCCCTCCTTCGCCCAGGGACAGTTCGGGGCCGTGTGGCCTTCCCCTCCGCAAAGGGCGCAAGCCTTCAGGGCCGCGCGGACTTCGCCCGGGACCTCGTTGAGCAGCTGGATCGCGTTGGCGTCCAGGGCGCTCGCGCCCCAGTTGAACTTCGGCAGGGCCTCCTCGAACAGGCGAGCGGCCCGGGCGAGGGTCGCCTGACTCGTGGTCGCGGCGTTCAGGGCGCGGGCGACCGCGTGGGCTTCCTCCTCGCTGAACGTCTCGCAGATCGCATCGAACAGACCTTGCGAAGCATACACGGGGTGGGGCTTGAGGGTGTCCACCACGGTGTAGTCGAAGCAGCAGTGGCCGGATTGGGACCCGACCAGGACCTTGTAGCGTCCGCTCATCCTTCACCTCCCGGGGCGTTGCTCAGGGCTTCGTCCAGCTCGCGGCGGTCGATGGTCACCCCGACCTCCTCCAGCATGTCCGCGGCGAGTTCGAGGAGGGACGCCCGGGCGCGGGCTTCCGATCCGCCCAGGGGGTCGTTCACGTGTTCCGCGCAGTCGCGGAGGTCGTTGAGGGTGTTCTCCCAACGGCAGTAGCTCATGTTGGCCATGGTCGGGTTCTCCTTCAGAGGATGATCTGCTTGACCATCGTCAGCAGGCGGTCGAAGTCGCGCGTGAAGTGGGTGATCTTCAGGCCGGACTTGTTCGGGTGGTAGCACAGGCCCTCCGGGGTCGCCATTTCAGCGTAGTGGATGGAGTGGACCTGGTTCCAGCTCAGGGTCGCCGGGTTCCAGACTTCCGCCCGGGCGAAGGACTGGAACTTGTAGCTGTCGGACTTGATCGTGAGGCGCACCTTGAAGTCGCCCAGGGACAGGACGCGGCGGGCGGTCACGTCCTGGCGACCTTCGTTGATGGTCTCCTCCAGGAGGTTGGTCTTGGGGGCGGATTTGGTCATGATTGACTCCTTTTCTGGGAAGTTCGGGGCGGATCGGCTCCGCCCCGGGTTGGTGTATCAGTCGATGGCGGCGATGATTTCCTCAGCCTCCGGGTGGTCGAAGGCGAAGTCACGCAGCTTGTAGAACAGGTCCACGTAGTCCTCGCGCTGGGGGTACTTCCAGCACAGCGCGTTGAACACGAACAGGCAGGTGATCAGGCCCGCGGCGTCTCCGCTGACCTCGCCCGAGTAGCCGTTGGTGTCCACGGTCAGTCGCAGCTTCCGGTCGGTGATCGCGGGGGCCAGGTACATCGCACCGTTGGACAGCTGGTACATGAACCAGTACCCGCCGTTGTAGTCCTCCGGGGCCATCTTCTGGAGGTGGTCATACAGGGCCATTTCGACCCGGAGGAAGTCCGCCCCGAAGTGGGCCGGGAGGACCTGGAGGCGCTGGTCATCGTTGTCGATGCGGGTGGCTGTGATCTTGCTCATGTTGAGTTCTCCATTTCTGATTGAGGTGAAGAAAGTATAGTGACGGGACCCGAAGAAGTAAAGCCCCGCCGGTTGTCGGTCAGTCCTCCAGCACCGCGATCCGCTGGACAACGGTCTGGGCCTGGCCGCGGTACTCCGCGTGCTCCTTCACGGTGGCCTTGATCTTCAGCTCCTCGCCTTCCTCCGCGTAGAAGGCCCCGGACTTCGACACGAGGCAGGCCCCGGTCGCGCGGTCGATCATCGTGATGATGTGGACCGTCTCGATGCCGTAGCCGTTCCAGGCGTCCCGGGCGAAGGTGTAGCGGCGCACCACGGTCACGTCGAAGGTCATGCGCTTCTTCGGCTCGCCCACGTACAGGTCGGGCTTCGGCTTCGGCAGGGCGAGGTGCGGGACCCGGCGGGCGACCTCCTGGGCG